GTCGCCGCTGGAGCCGATCCGGGCGTTGTCGCCGCTGGAGCCGATCTGGGCGTAGTAGCCGCTGGAGCCGATCCGGGCGTTGTCGCCGCTGTTGTTGTCCTTGCCCTTGGTATTCTCAATCAGCCAGGAAATGCCGCGCCGAAGAAACTCGGGGAACTTTACTTCGGCCTCAATGGTGATCTTTGTGGCCGCGAACTTGCTGTCGCTATCGTCGGTCTTGCGGCTGATCTTGCCGGACGAGACAGTTTCAGCGAAGCGGTTGAAGCGTCCATCGTCGCCAACCGGGCCGAAATAACCCCACACGTCGAATGGCGAGCCGTCGCAGGCGTGGAAGCCGTTGTGGCAGACGTCGGCGTCCCCCTTGGCTTCGTAGGTCTTGCCGACCTCGTAATGGAAGCCGCCGTAGCATTTCCAATCCGGGTCGAACCCTTTGAGGCCACGGATGACCGTCTCGGTCTGGGCTTCCTGCTTCCTTGCCTTCGCGGCCATCTGTCCTCTCCCTTCCCTTGCTCCCGGCCGGGCCGGGGTGGTGTCTCGCCAGATCGGCCCGAGGGCTTCTTCGTGGTGGGTATGGGGAGATATTCGCGATAATCGCAAAAAGTGTCAAGTAGGAAATCGCGATTATCGCAAAATTAATTTGACGGCCATGCAGCGATGGCGCAAAAGAAAAGCCCCGACGGTGAACCGGGGCTTGAGTTTGAAGCGGCGACCCGGTGCAACTCCGGTGCAGGTGAAGCCGCAGGCGCGGGAAGCGAAAGTCCTACCGTGCTGCCTGAAAGTGAGGGCGGATTGCCGAGAGGCGTCCTGGCGCGTGTCCCATCCCGGCTCCGGCCTTCAGGACACCGGCCATGGTTTCCCCGGCCTCGTGGCTCCGGTCATGGGGTAGGGGGAAGCTTTGGCCGGAACCCTCCCTCTCACAACCTTCAGAGACTTTTACCGAAGCTTCATTCGTCTCAGATTAACCATGATGGAAAGGTAGGAGGATTATCCTATGGCAGAGACAACGATCGAATGGACTGACGCGACGTGGAACCCAGTTGCGGGCTGCACAGTCCTGACCGCCGGCTGCACAAACTGCTACGCGATGCGCATGGCGGCGCGGCTCGAAGCGATGGGCGTCGAGAAATACAACGGCCTCACACGCAAATCTGGCGGTCGGGCGAAATGGACCGGTAAGATCTACCTTGATCGGAAATCCCTATCGATTCCGGCAACTTGGTCGAAGCCGCGGCGGGTTTTCGTGAACTCGATGTCGGACCTGTTTCACTCGGACGTGCCACCGGACTTCATTGCCGATGTCTGGAAGGTCATGGCCGAGACGCCGCGGCACACCTACCAGATTTTGACGAAGCGGCCCGACCGCATGGTCGAGATCGTTCCCGCTCTGCCGAAGCTGCCGAATGTCTGGCTCGGGACCAGCGTTGAGGACGGCCGTGTCCTTCACCGCATCGACGAACTTCGGCAGGTTCCGGCCGCGATCCGGTTCATTTCTTTCGAACCGCTGATCGGTTCGATTGCCGGCGCCAGCCTCAAGGACATTCATTGGGCGATCGTCGGAGGTGAGAGCGGGCCGAAGGCTCGTCCTATGGATCCGACATGGGTCGATGAGATCGAGCGCATGTGCCGCGCGGCTGGCACGGCATTTTTTTTCAAACAGTGGGGCGGCAGGAACAAGAAGGCGACTGGCCGGCTGCTCAACGGCAGGACCTACGACGAGATGCCGGCGGCGATCTAGAATAACTCGCCTTGCCCGCTGTCGGTGGCAGCCTTCCAGAAGGCAAGCGCGAGTTTATGCCGAGCGGCCAGCGTCAACCAATATAGGTGCTGGCCGCGGCTACCGGTAATCAGTTGCATATCGGTTGAAGCGGCCATGCCAAGCTTAACGACCTTGTTCTTCCAGAGATCGAAAACTGCGCGCCGGATCGCCGTGAATGGTTGGTTGAGATCGACCACGGATCGCCAGCCTGGAACGAACTTATCAAATGCCGATTCTTGCGCCTGGACGTTCAGCCATGTGTTCCGCTGCAGGTCCATTTTGCTGATGTGAACCATCATGTCGATACGCTTCCGCTTGGACAGCGTTTCGATCACAGAGAAGTCGAAAGCTCCAAGATTGTATGGATCGACAAAGGCGAAATGCAGCCCATAAGGGTCGAGCTTTGCTCTGATCAACTTGGCGGTATCGACCGCTTCGCCATGAAATGCCTCGACAGGGGCGCCGAGCCTTCTTAGTCTTTCCGATGCGTATTCGAGACGCTTGGGGTCGGCGTCTGCGATGAAAACAGAACTGAACGGTGTCTTCGTCCGGACGCTTTCGTTCCACGCCGCGACGCAACTTCCTTCGATGAACTCGCCCGTCCGACGGACCTTTGCGCGGCCAGGGCCGCAGAATAGGTCGATGTAGGTGGCGCCGGCCTTGCCATTACCAATCCACTTGGCTCTGACGCCGCGTGAGATCGAAATGTATTTGCATAGCGAGGCTATCTTGTCCCTGGCCCATGCTCCAACTTCCTCGACCGGCAGACCATCGTCGCCGTCTACAAGCTCCCCCATTCCCTCGCTCCCCAGCTTGGTACAGCCGCCCCCGCGGCAAAGTCCCTTCAGTCTTGATCCGGCCGCAACTGCGCTTCGATGATCTCCCGCGCGGCCTCATAGATCGGTTTGACCTCGGGCTCGCTGCCTTGGTGCGATTCCAAGAGGTAGAGCGCTTGCTCGTAGACTTCGCGCACCTCGCCGTCGGACAGGATACCCTTCGCGCCCAGCGTGCCGATCACGGCAGCGAGGATTGCTGCCGACGAAAGATCGCTGGCGGCTACGGCATCGATGCGCGGGTCGCGGTCAATCATGCTGCACCATTCGGGTCGCCATCAAACCATTTCGGTTTGAACACCGGTGTCCAATTGTCATCGTCGGGGAGTGGCGGTCGATCGATATTGCGCAACCTCAGCGCGGCCCGGCGTAGGAGCACCTGCAGCTCGTGCCGCGGAATGTCGCCGATGCTGTCGGCGGCGTCTTCAAGCTGCTGGATGAAGCGCTCGCGGCCGGAGGTCATGCCGCTTCGCAATCCTCAGGCTTCTTTTCGGTTGGCTCGATCGTCATGTGCAGCCCCATCGCCCTCATGACTTTCATGATGGTAGCGAACTCGGGGTTCCCGCCGACGCGCAATGCCTTGTAAAGGCTTTCTCGCGATACGCCGGCGGCCTTGGCGATCTGGGTCATGCCGCGAGCGCGTGCAATGTCGCCGAGTGCGGCCGCCACGAGGGCAGGATCGCCGTCTTCAAGGGCGGCGTTCATGTATGCGAAGATCATCTCTTCGCTATCAAGGTGTTCGGATGCGTCCCAGGGTTTTGTTTTTATAGCCATGGAAGTCACTCCCTCAGCTTCTTCGCCAGCGCGATCGCGGCGGCGATATCATCCTTCTGAGAACTCTTATCGCCACCGCCCAGAAGGATCACGACGGCAGCGCCACGCTTGACGAAATAGACCCGATAGCCTGGGCCGTAGTGTATTCTCAACTCGCTTACCCCACTGCCGACCGGCGCGACATCGCCCATATTCCCGAGCGACAACCGTCGGACACGCGTAAGAATGCGTGCCTTCGCCTGAATGTCGCTTAGCGATATGTACCAGTCGGAGTATGCCTCGGTCTCTCGGACCTCGATCACGGCCATTTCGTAGCCTACAGGCTACAAATTGACAAGCGGTGAATTTGTTCCGCCGATCACATCTTGTTTTCGCGCCATCCCCATGCCCTCCGCGCAACTATTTATGGCAGGTGTCAAGCTTGGAAATGCAGGCGTGACCGCACCTCTGGCCCTTCTTACACGGCCAGTCGCAACTCGATGCCATCAGAACAGGCATCAAGGCCGCTATGGCGACCGCGAAAATGATTTTATTCATCCCAGCCCCTCCCAAGGCTATTGGGCCGGCACTTCCGCGTATGTTCGTGCCGTATCGCGGAGCCGGTCAGCGCAGTCATAGATCTCGTCAAGCGTGTCGATTTTGACCCTCTCCTCTTTCTCCCCGTCGAACAGGCCGATGTACTTCACGCTGCGATTGAACCAGAGGCGCGCCAGCGGCTTGCGGTTGTTGTTGTCGACCAGAATGCCGCAATAGCTCTTCTGATCCCGCATAACGACACGAGACGGCTTGAGGATGTCGCGGACAATGGCCCGGATGATCATGAACCCCTCCCGCTCCTCGTCGGTCGTTACAACCTCGTCCTCTGGCTGGACCGGATCATGCCCGATCTCGGCTTCCTCGGTCTCTGCAAGTGCCGTCGATAGCCTGGACTGAACCGATTCCCGGATGATCTCCTTGAACGCTGCCTTGACGATGGGGGTGAACTGCTCTTTGACCTGAGCCGTGAAGCGGCCGGAATACAGGCCATTGGTGACCAGCCGCACGAATTCCTCGGGCGGGTCTTCCATCAGGTTGCCGATCTCTTTCTTGATCGCAGACGTGTATTTCAGCCGGTGTGCCGACTGGAGGATACCGTCGACGTTGAATTCGCTCTTGGCGAATTTCTTAAGCTCGACCGTCAACTGACCCTGCAGGTCCGACAGGTCGAAAGTCAGGAATGGCCTGTCATCGAGCTTGTTCGGTGCCACCAGGTCGGTATGGAAGTGGAAAGTTCTGCCGTTGGTCAGGATGGCGAACTTGGCGTTCGTGACCGAGAAATACCGAAATAGTTGCGCAAGATGCACCTTTTCGAGCGTGGTCGTGATCGGCTTGCATTCGATCAGGATGCGGATTTCGCCGTCGATCTTGATGGCGTAGTCGACTTTCTCGCCCTTCTTGCCGACGGCATCGGCGCAGAACTCGGGGATGACCTCGCCGGGGTTGAAAACGTCGTAATCCAGTGCTGCGAGGAAGGGCAGGACGACCGCCGTCTTGACCGCCTCCTCGGTGAGCATCGCGCTCGAATGGGTCTTGATCTTGTCCGACAGTACTCTGAGTTTTTCCTCCACACTCATGATCCCCTCCGCTCCTTCGGCACCCCTGCCGATTTCAGACTACATCCTTTTTACGCCCTAGCAGCCGCTTCCATCCACCCCTGCGACGAATCACCCCGCGCCCAAGTTTGTTCTTGATGTGTTCTCGCAAGTGAGTCAGGATGTCGCACATAAGAAAGGGCAGGCAGGGCGGTCGTAATGAGTTTCCCAGGCAAAGAAGCGGTTGTATCCCAGGTTCTCTCCCTAACATTGGAATGCGTGAATTGCGGCCGCACGCGGCTGAAAAAACCATCGGAGCTACGACGCTTCGGCATCGGTGACGCAACCCGTTTGTCAGATGTGTCGGTCCGGCTGTATTGCCAGGGCTGTCGCGAGACTGGCGACCCCGACAGAAACATCACCGTCCGCGCGGTATTCGCTCGCGAGCTCGATAGAGAGAGGGCCGAGGCGCAGGGCATCAGAGACCGTGAAGCTCTTTATATGGCACGACGCGCCAGAGGTGCTTGATCGCGTATGGGTCGAACGTGATGTCCCTCGGAGGGTTGAACTGCTCAACGACGATCGCGTTCTTGGTTCTGACCTTGAGGCGTTTGACGAAGGCTTTCCCTACGGTCGCGCCTGGCTCTGGGAACGTTTCGATCACGACGTCATCGCCGATCTGGGGCTCCTGCCTGTCGCAGTAGATCGGATCGAATTTCCGGTAGGCCGGGTACATGCTTTCGCTGATGATTTCGAGAGCGAAGACACCCGGTCGACCAGCCAAGCCCTTGGGCCGCGGCATGTATTCCGCCACCTTGCCGTTGAACTCGAAGTCGCCATCGTCGCCGGCTGCCACAACGCCGAGCCTCTCGACGTCGCGAGGGCCTGAGTACCGGGGTATCTCCCCTGAGATGAATGTGGCGTCGCCTAGTTCTTCGTCGCCGATCGCAATCACCCGCCCGCTCAAAAGTGCGGTCGGATCGACGTGCAGGAACTCCGAAACCTGCGCTAGCTGATCTTCTGTCGGCTCAGATGTTCCATCCTCCCAGTCGATCACGTCATCTACGTGGATATTCATTGCCTCTGCGACATCGCGGATGGATGAACCGCGCCGTCGCCTCGCTTGGTGGATCGCTCCAGCGAGCGGTGACTGAATTCCAGAATCGGAGGAATCATCAAGACCTGACCTAAGCCAATCCCGCATCCTCTCAAAGCCGGGAGGTAATTCGTGGAAGTACCGGGCCAACAATTTGAGCTCGGTCAGTGGAATTTGGCGCCGCTTCTTTGGGTCCGTGGATTCCAGCTCTTTTGAGCGCGAAAGTTTGTCACCGCTTATGCCAGTGGCGGCGGTAACCTTTACCGCCACACCGTGGGTAAGTTTGTCAGCCAGCCACTGCTTAATTTCGCGCTGCGGATCGTCCATCACGGCACATTCGCGAAAAGCGCAAAATTATCCATCGCGATTATCGCAAAAAACGCTTGACTTAAAATCGCGATAATCGCAAATATTGCGCTTATGAGCGACAAGCACCTTGACCCAGCTAAATCAGTCATCGCCAAAATCGGCATCGAAAAGGTGTCCGAGGTCACCGGCAAGCACGTGTCTCGCGTGTACCGTTGGATGTATCCGAAGGAACGTGGCGGCACGGGCGGTTTTATCCCACCGGAAGATGCCAAGTCTCTTCTTGCTTGGGCTCGAGACAACGACGTCATCCTGTCGCCAGCTGAATTTCTCGAAGCCGTCCCCACCTCTGGAGAAGCGGCATGAGCAACGTTCCGGCATGGGTTCCAGATGAGTTTCATTCCGCATACCAATCTGCGGCCTTGTTGCTCGGCGAGGAAGCAGCGGCATCAATCGCCCGTGAAGCCAAAAAGGTCGGGCGTTGGCCGAAGCGCCGCACGTGGAACCGCCGCACCCACACGCTCACCCGCGAACGTCGCATGGAGATGATCGCGGCATACATGGCCGGCGAGCAGTCTTCATCAATTGCCCATCGCTTCAATGTCCATCCGGCATACGTCCGGGTCGCCGCGCAGCGCGCAGGCTTCCGTCGGAAGGCAACGAAGGGAGTTGTCGCATGATCCGCGTCGGCTCCTCCGAAGATCACGGCCTTTCCCTCGACGTCATCCAGATCGACGGCGGCACCCAGTCCCGCGCCACGCTCAATCAGCATGTGGTCGATGACTACGCCGAGGCGATCAAGGCCGGCGCGACATTCCCGCCGATTGTCGTGTTCTACGACGGCAAGAAGCACTGGCTGGCCGATGGCTTCCATCGCTTCCATGCCTATCAGAAGGCAGGCAAGGCGAAGGTCGCCGCCGATATTCGCCAGGGCACCCGTCGCGATGCAATCCTGCACAGCGTCGGTGCCAATGAGACGCACGGCTTGCGGCGCACCCGCGACGACAAGCGCCGGGCTGTCATGACGCTGCTGAACGATGCGGAATGGGCCGCCAAACCGGAGCGCTGGATCGCGACGACGGCCAATGTCTCGCACACCTACGTCCAGAAGATCAGGGCCGAGCATCTGGCAACGTTGCCAGATAGACCCGCCGAGGTAGAGGTCGAGCGCGGCGGCACGGTCTACACGCAGAAGGTCGCGAAGGCGAAGCCGGCAGTTGTCATGGAAAACTTGGCGACTGATGCCACCACCCCGGAGCCCATCATTTCCAAGGCTTCTGAGCCGGAAATCGCTGCCGAGGTCACCACCCCTTCGCGGACCATCGTCGCCGAAATCCTGGCTCTCTGGAATGAGGCGAGCGAAGCAGAGCGGGAAGAAGTCCGCGCTTTCATCAATTCCCCAGCACCGGAGCAGAAGACCGCCGGGCACGCTCCCCGAGATATGGGCAGCGACGGTGCCAACGCAGGAGGCAACGATGTAGATGGCAGCGCGAAGCGCGCAGGTCACGCAGGCCAACCTTTCGATGCACTGTCCGGGCAGGTTGAAACCCGGAATAGCGATAATTTTGTAGAGTGGACTACGTCTGGCCCGGACGCTAAACGGGCACAATTTTCCCCACCGGACGGCGACGCATTCTCCGAGGTGAAGGGCACGGCCCGACCTGAGAACGCCGCTGGCGTTGAACCGTCGCCGTCCGTGGCCGTGGCTGATCCCCAAGCCCCCCGCCCATCTGCCACGGCCGAAATTTCCGATCTGCCTGTCTCCTCCTCCCGACAGGTAGGTAGGGCCGAGGCGCCTTCCTCCTCCCCGGGCGCCTCGGCCGCCCTTCATTGCCCCGCGAATCCGGCGGTTGCCGACGGCCAACCGAGCACACCAACTCCCGATGCTCTGGCGGCGGGGCAGGGCGCCATGCCCGGAAGCAACGCCAAATCGGGAGATGCCGTCACTTCTCCCAAGCCGGGCTGCCTGAGCCCGGACAGTTGCCGGATCAAGTTTCAAACATCTGCCCTGTGCTGGAAATGCCGCGACGCGCAGATCAAGGCGAGGGCTGCCTGATGGCTCGCTTCACGAAGCAAGAGGATACCACGACCCGCGCCATGGCTGCGCGTGGATGCTCGATCAACGAGATATCCGAGCATCTCGGCAGGCACAGCAATTCCGTTCGCAAGCGGGTCAAGGCGCTCGGCGTGACGACCCGCGGCAAGCCGGGTCCGAAGACGGAGGCTCCAGCGCTCCCCGTCGAAAGGCCCAAACTCTGTGTCGTCACCAATGACAACCTGCTTATCGCGGACTGGCTCAAGCGCAATGGCGGTCCCCGCCGGTTCGAGCAGGGCTTTTCGACCGACTACCTGAGCCTCAAGGTCTATCTCGAAAAGCACGGCGTCATCCTCACCGTCTCCAGCAACCAGCCATTCATGCGGACAGCACACGGCCGGCCGAGGAAGGTCACCTGGGCCGAGGTTTATCGCTGTGCCGACAAGTTCCGGGCCGTTGAAGGCAAGACGCCGATCCTGCGAGGCGCGGCATGAAAACACAGCGTCAGCGTCTCAATCTCAAATGGTCCATTGAGGACATCGACCGGCTCTACCGCTTCGCGCGTTCCGGGATGTCCATCGATCAGATATGTGGCGCATTCATCGGTTCCGGGTTTCGCGTCGAGCCCGATGAGATCGAGCGCCTGATCGAGGAAATCAGCGCGACGGGATATGTCGCGCCGCGTGTCGAGCATCATCCCCGAGCGATCCAGGGAGCGTCGGCATGACGGCGGTCATCACTCACATGATCGCTGTTGCCGTCGGCATCCTAATAGCCGGGGCCGCTTCTCGCGATCGCATCCGCAAGGCTGAGAAAGACGCTTTCGCGCTTCTCCATGCCCGCCACTCCATCGAATTGACCGCAGAAGACGCCGCGCGACGGGCGGGGTGCTGAAAATGGGCAATCGTCATTTGCCGGCGGAAGCCGGGTTCTCTCGAACAACTCCAACTGGATCGGACGCTGTGCTTGGCGGCGGTGTGTTCGATCCACGGGATATCCCTTTTCTTCCTTTGTGGCCGGAGATGCCGACCGTCTTTCCACGGTTCGAGAATAGCCGTGGAGATGTTCTATGTCCGACACCAGATGTGTCAAAAACGACACGAGAGATGACAGGTTGAGCGTAATGCGTGCCCTTTCCGACACAGAAGGAATGTCCACGCCCGAGAAGGCCGAGTTCTGGCTTCACGGGCTTGCGTGGACGAAACACAGGGGCCGGCACGACACGTGGTCGGCGGCCCGCGACCGGGCGGCGAAAGACGCCGGGATTGAAACCACCATCGCCAAACGCATCTGGCAGCGTTGGGAAGACATGAAGGACGTCAGCGGCTCCGCGCTGCTTGGCCTCATGGTTGCCTACGAGGACGCCTGCCAGCGCAACGACGATGCAATTGAAGCCTATCGGGCCGAGCGCCTGAAACTGAAAGCACAAAGACATGCGGTTGATAGCGAGCGCGCTCGTCAGAGCGTGGGAACGAATGCTGCTCGGGATTGAAAGGGCAAGGCATAGAGGGCGTCACAAGGTCTTCTGCGCCGCAATGGTGGCCATGGCTGTCCTGATCGTCGCTGCCTTCGTCTTCGATGCTGCCGGAATGGCGATGCGTGAACCCCAACAAATCCATCGCGCCGGGGCGTGGTGATCCAAAGGAGATGAGCATGGCAGACACAGGACATAACAGCGGCGAACTGACGCCGGCCGAATGGAAGGCACTCAAGTTCGATCACTACCACAAGATCGCGGCGCAGAAGGCCAAGGTCGAGGCCGAGCAGACTGAATACAAGCGGCTTCGGAAACTGGCCAAGGCTGACCAGATCGTCCTTTCCGATATCGATTTCATGCTCAAGTGCGCCGAGGTCGAGGACGACACCATTCTGACCGATCGCTTGAAGCGCGAGGCAGAGATTGCGTCGTGGTTTGCCCTGCCGATCCAGTTTCAGGCTGACATGTTCGACGTCGGACTTGAACCGCTGGAAGATCGTGCGGCGAGGGAAGGCGAGGCAGCCGGCTACCGCGGCAAAGACCCGACGCCTCCCTACGATGGCGCCAGCGCGGCCGGGCAGGCGTGGCTCGATGCGTGGCACGCGGGCAACGAACGCCGCATGGCCGATCTCGCGTCCGCGCTGGAGAAGAAGGCCGTTGCGGCCGACGATGCCAAGGATGAACTGATCTCCGGCCACGACGCCGACGATCCCTTTGCCGAGGCAGCGGAATGAAGCCGCATATGCGCCAGCTCCTTGCTGCATCGTGCCTCTGGGGTCTCGTGATCACTGGAGCATACGCCTTCGTCCTGTTCATGACGGTGGTGAGATGAGCATCCATCCCGACTATCGGCAATTCTTGGACGCCAAGGTTCACGAAGGCGCTGACAGCGGTTTCGAGCCGACGTTCATGCCGGCCGAGCTTTTCGATTTCCAGCAGTCGATGGTCGATTATGCAGTCAGCAAGGGCAGGGCTGCGCTGTTTGAGGATTGCGGCCTTGGCAAGACGGTCCAGTTCCTGACCTGGGCGCAGAACGTTGTCGAGCATACCAATCGCCCGGTGCTGGTGGCCGCACCGCTCGCCGTAGCCGCGCAGATTGTCCGCGAGGCCGCCAAGTTCGATATCGAAGCATCACGATCTTCCGATGGATCGGTGGCATCCAAGATCGTCGTCACGAACTATGAGCGTCTGGCTACATTCAACCCGGCCGATTTCGCCGGCGTCGTCTGTGACGAAAGCTCAATCCTCAAATCCTTCGATGGCGCGCGCAAGGCGGAAATCACCGAATTCATGCGCAAGGTGCCGTACCGCCTGTTGGCGACGGCGACCGCGGCGCCGAACGATTACATCGAGCTTGGCACGTCATCCGAGGCCCTCGGCTATCTCGGCTACATGGACATGCTCAACCGGTTCTTCCGGAATGATCAGAACAACAGCGCCACGCGCCGTATGTATGGCGAGGCTCCGAAGTGGCGTTTCAAGGGCCATGCCGAACTGCCGTTCTGGCGTTGGGTGTGTTCATGGGCACGGGCCATGCGCCGGCCATCCGATCTTGGCTTTGATGATGGCCGCTTCATTCTCCCGCCACTGGTCGAAAACCAACATCTGGTCGAGGCCGACAGCCTTCCGAACGGCATGCTGTTCAACCTGCCGGCGTCGACCCTGCCGGAACAGCGAGACGAGAAGAAGCGCACAATCAAGATACGGTGCGAGCGCGCCGCGGAACTCGCCACCCACGACCGTCCGGCAATCGTCTGGTGCCAGTTCAACGAAGAAGCCGATTTGCTCGAGCGCATCATTCCCGGTGCGAAGCAGGTTTCCGGATCGCAGTCCGATGATGTCAAGGAAGGCCGCCTCATGGACTTCGTTGACGGAGGTTTTCGGGTGCTGGTCACGAAGGCAAGGATCGCGGCCCTCGGGTTGAATTTCCAGCACTGCGCCCATGTCGTGGATTTTCCGTCGCACTCCTATGAGCAGTACTACCAAGGCGTTCGCCGGTGCTGGCGCTTCGGCCAGACGCAAGAGGTCATTGTCGACTCGGTGATGACCGAGGGCGAGCGCAAGATCATCGAGAACCGCCAGCGCAAGGCCGAACAGGCCGAAGCCATGTTCTCCAACCTTATCAGTTCGATGTGCAACGAGATGGCGGTCAATCCGTCACGCGCGTCGTCTGGACCGATCAATATTCCGAAGTGGTTGGAGGCCGCTGCATGATTCAGGCGTGGAAGCCGGTCCCCGGCTATGAGGGGCTTTATGAAGTTTCGGATTTGGGACGCGTTCGATCTGTCGCCCGACAACTGAATATTGACGTTGTTGGCAGGGGAGGCCGCCGGTCGGTTCGAGAGCGCATATTGGTCCAGAAATTCGACGGGCACTATTGTTCCGTCAGTTTGAGCCGTGATGGCCAGTACAAGAATTTCTTGGTGCATCGCCTCGTGTTGGCGGCTTTCGTTGGGCCATGTCCGCAAGGGATGGAAGGGCGGCATTTCCCCGATCGGCATACCAAAAACAACGCGCTCTCAAATTTGTCGTGGGGAACGCCGTCGCAAAATCAAGCCGACAGAATTGTCCACGGCACCGATGACATCGGAAAGCCGAAACGTCGCCGGCTGGCTCCTGACACGGAAGCGGATATCCGCGCCGTCTATCGATCCGGTAGAACCACGCAACGGGATTTGGCCGAACGCTACGGCGTCAGCCTTTGCCTCATAAACCACATCGTCAACGAAAAGCGCAGGAGCGGCGATCAATGTCGAGCCAAGTGATCACCGATACCTACGCGCTGTACCACGGCGACTGCATCGACGTGATGCAGGGCCTGCCCGATCGCTCGGTGCATATGTCGGTCTATTCCCCGCCCTTCGGCGGCCTCTACAACTATTCCAGCGACGAACGCGACCTGTCGAACTGCAGGGACTACGACCAGTTCTTCCAGCATTATGAGTACGTGGTGCGCGAGATCGCCCGAGTGACGTTGCCCGGCCGCTGTTCGGCCGTTCATTGCATGGACGTGCCCACCGGCAACACAGGGTCCGACGCCTACATCGATTTCCCCGGCGATATCATCCGCCTGCACCAGCGCATGGGCTTCGACTTCATCTGTCGTCACGCGATCTGGAAAGAGCCGCTGTGGGTCCGCAATCGGACCATGCAAAAGAATTTGGCGCACAAGACCGCCGTAGACGACAGCACGAAATGCGGCGTCGCGTCGGCCGACTATCTCATTATCTTCCGCAGGCGCGGCGAAAACCCGATCCCTGTGTCGCATCCGACGGGCTTCCTCGAGTATGCCGGCGACGATAGCAAGATGCCCGTCGAGGTCCGCCGCATTCGAGGTTTCGAGGGCGACCAGAAACAGAACAAGTTCTCGCACTGGATCTGGAGGCGCTACGCGTCCTCGATATGGGACGATATCCGCATGGGCCGGGTGCTGCCCTACGTCGAGGCCAAGGATCAGGACGACGAAAAGCACGTCCATCCGCTCCAACTCGACGTGATCGACCGCGCAATTCAGATGCGCAGCAACCCTGACGAAACGGTGCTGACCCCGTTCATGGGCGTCGGCTCCGAAGTCTGGTCGGCGGTGACGAAGGGACGGAAGGGCATCGGCGCCGAACTGAAGGCGAGCTACTTCCGCCAGGCCGTTCGCAATCTCGCGGCCGCGAAGTTCGGGGAGAACCTCGCGCCGCCAGTGCAGGAGGACATTTTCACGGCAGCCGAGCCGGCGGAGGTCGCCGCCTGATGCTCATCCTCGCCTTCGATCAGAGTATCGCCCGTACCGGCTGGTGCCTGTTCGAGCCGCCGTCGCATTCCTCGATGCTTATCGGATCGTTCACGGCTCGCCCGACAACACACATGTCGACCGAGGAGAAGACCGCGATCTTTTGCGACGAGATCGAGAAGTTGTTCCGGGCGCACAAGCCTCAGTTCGTGATCTGGGAAGCGGCGGCCGAAGTCATTCGCTCGTTCGTCAAGCAGGGCAGGGAAGACCTTGTTGGCCCGACGAAAGCGCCGCCGATGACGGTGAACGCAGACCAGCTCATCCTTCGCGATATTCAGGGTCATATCCGCCATGCCGCTCGGGCCCGGCGCATCGCCTATGAGCCGGTGCAGCCGAAGACATGGCGCGCGGCGATCCTGAAGAACGGAAACCTTGGCCGGGAAGACGCGAAGCGGAAGGCCAAGGAGTCCTGCCAGATGCTTCGCATTCCGGTGAAGAACGACGATCAGGCCGAGGCTGTGTGCATCGCGCTCTATGGGGCGACGACGCAGACGTATCGGATGATGCAGGCGAGGGCGGCCGCATGAGAACGACCGCCCTGCGTAGATCAGACATGGGGGCGCCGCTCGCCCTTTATAGGCGGGGGTACCCAGTCATCGACCATGAGGCCCTTTTTCTTGGCAAAGGCGACGAAAATGCTGCGGGCCGTCTCGGCATCGACTTCGCCGGTCAACGCTGCCTTGCAAGCACGGATCGCCGCCCTTTGCTCAGGACTGTTGCCGCAATAGTCCATCGCGAACTGGTAGGCATCTACGACGGAATTGATCTGGCGCGGGAAACCAAGTCCAACCCATACGCAGACCGGCTTTTCAAAAGGCTGAGAAAGCATCGGAACCTCCCACGTCTCTTCCTAAGCCGTTACGCCGCCGCCCTGACCTGCTTTTGCGGTCACCCACGGCATGGGTGTGGAGATGTCCTCAAGGATTCTCACCGACTTCGCAAAGCCAGCGAATGCCTGCCTGGCAGCGGACAACGGATAGTCGCTGTCGAACGCGCGCTGGCAGGCGCGAAGCGCGGTCTCGTAGATCGGCCCGCGGCGCTTCTTTGGCCATTCGTAGAGAAATTCCAGTGCGTCTTCGAGGCACGCAATCTCCTGGATGAGAGTGTTCCCGTTCTTGACGAATACGGGGCTGTCGAAAATCCGATCGTTCATCAGATCCTCCAAGTCGAACGAGTTTTGGCGTTTCGGGTTAGGCGTAGACCGACAGCGGCCAACACCCGAGATCGATATGTGTTTGAGGGGCTCTGGCGTCAAGACCAGGGACAGCACTCATCCTGGCTCGATTGTTTTCATCCGAGCCAAGAGCGTTGCGTTATAGGCCGACCCATCGGCTCCGGCATGAACCCGCCGGTGACAATTCGGGCAAAGCGCAATCACGAAGCGAGGATCATCCGGCCCGCCATCACTCACCCGGCGGATGTGGTGCGGTTCGAGATAGGGCGATCCATCCGGCCGTTTGAACGGCGCCGGCGCTCCGCACCCTTCGCAAAGACCGACCGCGCGCGCCAGGACATAGTCTCGGACGTCAGCGGCTCGTTGGTAGATGGTTCGGGGCTTGCTCCCAGGCTTCGGAGGTCGGACGCCCGCGGCCTCGAATGCGCGTCGGCGCAACTCAGAAAGAGTGTTACTGGTGTCCGGCGTTGCGTTGTCAACCGCGGCGCCAACTGCCTCCAGCTGCCGAAGCTCAAACACGATCGCGTCGCGCTCTGTGCCCTTACTGTCCGGCGCACGCTCGATGTGATGCGCCGAGTAGACCATCTCGTTAATGAACCTGAGGCCCTCGCTCGTCTTCCGAAACAGAAGAAGCGACTTGCCGTCCAGAGAATGATCGCGAATAGCACGATTGCCGCGGACCCACTGCATGTCGCCGATCTGGCCTTCGCCGAAATATTCGAATGTGCCGTCGGGCAAGGAGCGGTCGGCATAGCCGTGCGTGAGCCCATCTTCTCCGGTGATGATTATGACGACCGGCTGAGCTTTCGGCGTGATAATCCCGCCCTGCTGCTGCCCGCCAAAGCGAGCGTGAATGTCCTGGCGCCGGTTATAGGTTCGGCCGACTTCAAAGCCGTAGCTCATGGTGGAATCGCCCCCAATTCCTATCGAAGCGTAGAGCGTTCGTCGTTTCAAGCGAGGATCGTGGCATGAACGCTCATTCCCGCGACTTCCGGCCCGCGCTGCCCGATGCCATCGAGGCCGAACAGGCCTTACTCGGTTCCATCCTGCATTCCGGCGACGCCTACTGGCGTGTCGCCGGCTTCCTCAAGCCAACCCACTTCCATGAGCCGATTCACGCTAATCTTTACGAGATCATGGGCACAATGATCGCCGAGGGCAGGGCGGTGAACCCGATCACCATCAAGCCCTACCTGCCCGAACTGATGGTGGGCGAGCAGACCATGTTCGAATACGTCGTCAGGCTGGTTGCTGGTGCTGTAACGATCTCAGGTGCCTACGACTACGGCCGGGCAATCATTGAAATGTGGGCTCGGAACCGCCTGATCAGCGCAGCCCGTGACCTAGAGGCGCTCGCACTCAACATGCCGGTGGATATGACGCCGGAAAAAATCATCACGGCGACGGCGGACAGGCTCACCGAGATCGCTCAGGAAGGCAACGAGCGGGCCGCGTCGTTGAAGTATGGCGTGCTGTTGCCTAAGGCCATCGAGCGCGTCCAGAAAGCCAGCGAGGACGCTTCGGCGCTTATTTCCTGGTTCCTGCCTGAGATCACCGCGATTGCCGGCGATATCCGCCGCGGCAACCTGATAGGCTTCATGTCGGATTCGGGCGGCGGGAAAACGTCCTTCTCGCTCCAGCAGGTCCGCCATGCCGCGCTCGCCGGCTACAAAGCCGCGTTCTTCTCGATCGAAATCACGGAAGAGGAAGCGGCTCTCCAAGCTGCGGCACAGGCCTCCGGTATTTCTCTCGGCCGCCTCGATGCGTTCACGCTGAACAGTAAGGAGCAGGCGGACATCGAGGCCGAGCTTTCCCGATCCATTGATATCCCGTTCGATATCGTCCCGTTCTCCGACTGCAGCCTTTCGGACATTCGCATTCGCATCGAGGCTATGAAGAAGTCGACTGGGCTGGATCTGGTCATGATCGATCATGCGAAAATGATCCAGTTGCCGGGCAAGGCGGGTGAACTGTTCGCTGAGCGGATCAATGCGTTGTACCGCGGCCTCAAGGCGATCGCGAAGGCGCTGAACGTCGCCATCGTCATCCTGATCCAGCGCAACGACGAATGGAAGAAGCGGTTCGCGTCAGGCGGTTCCATCCGCCCGATTATGGGCGATGCCTACGGCGGCGGGAGTGTCAAGCAGAACCTCGACGTGTGGTTCAGCCTCTACCGACCGGAGCCGCTGTACAAGGAACTGATCCCCACGATGGCACCGGAGCGGCTTTCGCAAGCTGCCATCGAGCGTGGCGACAAGACCAGGAAGCAAGAGCTTATCGAGAAGCTCGCCGATGTCACCGGCAAAGCCTGGCTCATCAACCACAAGCGCCGGCGTGGCGAGTCCGGCACCTCTCAGGAAATCAGGTTCGAGGCCGAGTTCACGCGCTTCTCGTCAGGCGTCGAGGACATGCCTCCCGCATTCGAAGGGTTCATGTGAATGACCGGCATACTCGAATACCGTATCGCCTCCTGCGGCGAGAAATACCGCCCTGAGTTTCGCCGATCACCGACGGAGCGGTGGTGGTTCATGCGCAACATGGATTTCCCTAGCGCTACGGCTGCGAAGACTGCGGCTGATCGACTTGTCGAACTGGACGAGGCATCGCGTGCGCCAGCCCACATTATCGAACTGGAGCCGGAACCGCTGGGCAGCATCGATGATTGGCGCCGGCAGAAGAAAGCTGAGGCAGTGGCCGAACGCGAGCGTGTGTTCGGCGCTGCCGGTCCATCTCGGCTATTCGTCAATGGCAGGGAGATCGAAGTGAAGCGGCTCGGACGGAGGGCGCGGGCATGAGCTACCTCGATTGGCACGTTGGAATGAAGGTCGTGTGCCTAGACATTGAATGGCCTCGTCACGCCGCGGCTGTCGTTGCGAAGGGATGTCGCCTGCCTGAGCCGGGTAGAATCTACACCATCCGCGAAATCGGCGTGGCACAAGAGGATGGCAAGGTCTACGTCCGGCTTCGCGAGATCAGAAACCCTCGTATCACTTTCAAGCCGTGGGCGGCTGGTGAACCACGCTTTGGCGCTCGTCGCTTCCGTCCGCTTCAGCCTCGAAAGACCGACATTTCGATTTTCACGGCCATGCTAGCCGGCGCCAAGGAGCGCGAGCGCGCATGACCTATCCCTACGTGTACTTCTGGAACCGTCAGGGACGCAAAGGCCAGTGCTGCGCCGTCACCGCCCGCGCCAAGGTCATGAACTCCATCCGCGTCGAGTTCGAGGACGGGTTCGTCATGATCACCAGTGGCAATTCAATCAGGAGGGCCCGGGCATGACCATCGCCGCCTATGGCCGCTTTACCGAAGCTGGCATCCGTAGAATAGCTGCGGAGCGCGCGGCAAGGCTTGAAGCGGAGAGAATGGCCACTTTGCCGAAGTCCGCGCCAGTGGCCGAGACTGAGCCAGAAAGCACGGTTATCGCCTTCGTGTCGCCCGTCCGTGAGATCATCAATGACGTCGCCGCGAGGCATGGGCTGACCTATCAGGACATCGTCGGCGCGTCCCGGTTCAAGAACATCGTGACGGCCCGGATGGATGCCATCGTGGAGGTGCACAAGGCGCGGCCGACGATGTCCTTGGGCCAACTCGGCAAGGCATTCCACCGTGATCACACGACCATTCTGCACGCTCTGCGGAAGCGAGGGCTGAAATGAGCAAGCCCGTCGGGTTGCACTGTGTTGCCTGCGGCAAGGGCAAGCTGCTCACCGTGGATAGCCGGCCTTGCCACGGCGGCATCCGTAGGCGGAAGGAATGCAACAAGTGCGGGTATCGCGTGACGACCATTGAGAAGATCGTGGGCGAGATCAGGCAGAAGCGAAAGCGGGTGGCCGTATGATCGATCCCCGTGTCCAAGCCCTGTGCGACGAATTCGGTGTCGAGATCATCCCCGCACATCGATATCCCGAGATCGGCCAGACGCGGGCCGTGAAGACGATCCTGCGCATTATCCGCCGATACGGAGAGGATCATGCCCGATGGGTGCTGAGGACGCTTGTCGAGACGTCGAACAACAAGGCCTTGATCGATGAAACAGGCCTCTGGGCCGCGAGCGATCTTGTCCGGGCGTATTGGGATGAGCTGCAGGCTGATCCAGAAGCATGGTTCGAGGTGTGGGACAATGTGCCGGTCGGGAAGCGCCAATGGGAAATCCAGCAGCGATTGAGCGGCATCGTGAACCAGAGGGCCGCGCTCGCCGGCGCGGTGAACCGCCACCTATATGAGAGGTTCGACGCACCTCAACCCGAATTGCCATTGGAGCGCGGCCAATGACCGAACTGGAAATCACCGAACGGCTGATCCTGGCGGCTGAGATTGCCGATCACGGCAACTACGTCGGGCCAATGCATCTGAGGGCGCAGCAGCTCCCCTATGTCCATTCCCAAGCGGATATGAATGGTTGGGGGAAGAAGCCAGGCGAACGGGATATGCTGCGAAAGGAAGATGCCGATGCTCACGCCACACACCGCGAGAGGTTCTTCTCGGCCATTCCCGATGATCCCCGCTCCGTCTCCGAAGCGGAGGAGGCCGTGGGCTGGTACGCGCTGGTTGAAAACGAAGGCCACCGCGCCGCTCTCGCGGGCTGGGTGGAGTGCATGGCGAACTGCCGCCGCATGTTCTTCACAGACTGGTGCCGCCGCGCCGGCATCTCTGAAAAGACTGGGCGTAAGCGGAAAAACGCCGCCATAGCGTCAATTCGTGCACATCTGGTTCGCAGCGATGTGCAGAATTACAGAAACGGTTCCGTTGAGGGGTTGCTCGACCCCCACGAAATCGGCCATGTTGACGCCAGGATCGGAGACGCATGGCGAGCGGAGCCGTACTGGCTTTCAGCTCAAGCCGGAGAAGACAATTTCGACTGGTCCAACAAGCGAAACGAGCATCGCCGCAAAATGGCGAAGCGTAAGGCTGAGCGCCAGAGGCAGACGGCTTAGAGTTTCCGCGAGAGCGGATAGAGTTGGGCAGCATTCTCGTTAGGAGATGGGTCGCGCCCTACAAGACGAGAATGCTCCCCGGCAGCCGACACGGGTGCGCTACCCTGAGGCAAGCCGGAGCGCCCATTCAATTCGCCGTCCATGACGGCAACAGGCCGATATCGGCATACCGATATCGAAATGCGAGGCGGTGAAGCGTAGCGGAACTGGTAGACGCAGCGCTCGCCAAGGTGAGCGGCATATGCAGGTTCAAATCCTGCCGCAGTCTGCCGCCTCGCACCCTATCAGGAACGGCGGGCGGACGAGGCTTTGAATTCGCCGCCGGAAATCAAACGGAAATCAAACCATGGCAGGCAAATCGCGCGGAGGCCCACGCCCCGGCGCTGGAAGGCCATCAGGAGCGCGGTCGCGGGCCACGAAGCAGGCGAAAGCCACGCTTTCGGAACTCGCGCAGAAACACACCGCTACGGCGCTGCAAGTGCTCGTCGATGTTGCCAAGAAGGGTGAGAGCGAAAGCGCCCGAGTCGCGGCGGCCAACGCCTTGCTTGACCGCGCGTATGGCAAGCCTCGGCAGGCGGTGGAGCACTCCGGCAATATCGGCACCTATGACCTGTCCAAGCTGAGCGATGATGAACTCGATCGTCTCGAAAACATCCTCGGTCCGCTTGCCCTCGCTGGCGGAGATCAGGGCGGAGAGGGCGAGGCGGAAAGCTGAGGCCGAACGGGAGCGGGTAGCCCGAGACGCCGAGAAGATCAGGGCGAAGTGTCAGACGCTCGCTGGGTTCATCGAAGAATTCTGGCCTATCCTGGAACCAAAGAAGGACCTGAAATTCGGCTGGGCGCTCCTGGCGATGTGCCGCCATCTGACGGCCGTTACCGAGGGGTTGATCCAGTTCCTGCTGATGACCGTGCCGCCCGGGATGATGAAGTCTCTCCTCCTGGTCTTCTGGACCGCCTGGGAGTGGGGACCTTGCGGACGGCCTGATATCCAGGTGCTGGCGACGTCGTACAGCCAGCCAAACGTGCTGCGCGACAATGTCAAGCTTCGCCGTCTGGTCGAAAGCGAGAAGTTTCAGACCCTTTGGCCGCTTAAGCTTCGAGATGATCAGAACGCGAAGGGCAAGTTCGAGAACACCGGCAGCGGTTTCAGCGAGGCTCGGCCGTTCAGCTCGATGACGGGTGGCCGCGGCGACCGCGTCAAAATAGATGATCCGCACTCGACGGAAACGGCAGAGAGCGAGACTGAACGTGCAACCACCGTCCGTATCTTCCGAGAGGGCATTTCCGACCGCCTGAACGATGTGACCACATCGGCCATCGTCATCATCATGCAGAGGCTGCATGAACAGGATGTAGCCGCGGTGGCGCTGGAACTCGATATCGGGTTTGTCCACCTCAACCTGCCGATGGAGTTCGATCCGGAACGCGCCTGCCGCACCTACGTCAAGGGCGAACTGTTTTTCGAGGACCCGAGAACCGAAGAAGGGGAGCTTCTATTCCCGGAAAGGTTCCCGGCGACGGAGATCGAACGCCTCAAGAAGGCGAAGGGCTCCTACGCCTATTCGGGGCAGTATCAGCAGCGTCCGACACCGCGATCTGGCGGCATGTTCCAGCGCGGGGACTTCGAGATCGTCGACGCTGTGCCGGCGGGGGCGAAGCGATGCAGGGCTTGGGACTTCGCGGCGTCGAAGCAGAAGCCGGGGAAGCAGCCGGACTGGACCGTCGGGCTGAAGATGGCCCATATCGGCGGTGTCTTCTACGTCGAGGACGTTCGGCGCGATCGCTGGTCGCCAGCGGACGTCGAGAAGAACCTGAAGAACGCCGCGAGCCAGGATGGGCTTGAAGTGCGGATCAGGATGCCCGAGGACCCGGGCGCCGCAGGCAAGGCCGATGCCGCCACGAAGGTGAAGCTGCTGGCCGGATACAGCGTGAGTGTGGTGCGGCCCACTGGCGATAAGGCAACCCGCGCGAAGCCAGCATCGGCGCAGGCCGAAAATGGCAACGTGAAGCTGCTGCGGGGAGCATGGAACGAGGTGTTCCTCGATGAGCTGTGCTCGTTCCCGAATGCGCAGCATGATGACCAGGTCGACGCCTTCGCCGACGCGCTGAACGAGCTGGCGCTTGGGTCGACCTTCACACTCGATAACCTGTAGGAGCCGACATGGGAGCGGTGATCGATATCGCCCGCCGATTCGGCGACGGGTTGACCAACCTCGTCTCCCGCATGGGCACCGACCGGGATAAGGCCACGCATTCGGTCTATGGGCAGATCGTTCTCGACGATCAGCAGTTGCTAAACGCCTATCGCGGGTCATGGCTGCCTAGGAAGATCATCGAAATCCCGGCACTCGATAGCTGTAGGAAGTGGCGGAACTGGCAGGCCCAGGCCGATCAGATCACGGCGATAGAGGCCGAAGAAAAGCGGCTCAACGTGCGCGGCAAGGTGCTGGACGCGCGCACCAAGGCCCGCCTTTGGGGCGGCGCTGCGATCATGATCGGAACAGGGGATGCTGACCCCAGCCAGCCTCTAGACGTAGAGAAGGTGAAGGCTGGTGGCATCAAGTACCTGACCGTCGTCACGCGGCGGAAACTGTCCGCCGGCGAGGTTGAGCGCGACCCGGAATCGGAATTCTACGATAAGCCGTCAATGTTCACACTCGCCGGGAAAGACGGTCGCCCGGTTGGCATCCATCCTTCGCGGCTCGTAATCTTCCACGGTGCGCCGGCCGCGGATGAGGAAATGAACATTCACCAAGGTTGGGGGGACAGCGTCCTGACCTCCACCCTTGATGCAATCAAGAATGCCGACAGCACGGCAGGCAACATCGCCTCGCTGGTGTTTGAGGCCAAGGTAGACATCATCCGTGTGCCGGACTTCATGGCGAGCTTGAGCGATCCGGAATACGAGCAAAGGATCCTTCATCGGTACACGCTCGCCAACGTGGGTAAGGGTGTGAACGGCACGCTTATGCTCGACAAGGAGGAGGAGTACGAGAGCAAGTCGACGAGCTTCGCAAACCTGCCGGAAGTGATAGACCGCTTCTTTCAGATTGCGGCCGGCGCCGCGGATATCCCGCTCACCCGCCTGCTCGGCACGTCGCCTGGTGGGCTGAACTCGACGGGCGAGGCAGACCTGCGAAATTACTATGATCGCATCGCAGCCATGCAGGAAATCGAGATGACGCCGGCCATGTACCGAATGGATGAGGCAATCATCCGTTCCGCGCTCGGCGCCCGGCCGCCTGAGGTCCATTACATCTGGTCCTCGCTTTGGCAGATCAGCGACAAAGAACGGGCCGACATCGGCAAGACCAATGCCGAGACGATCAAGACCTTGAACGATACGGGCCTGTTCCCGCCCGAGGCGCTGGCCAACTCGGGCGCCAACATGCTGGTCGAGAACTCGATCATGCCCGGCCTTGAGCAGGCAATCGACGAGGCTGGCGGCCTGCCGGATTACGAGATGGAGGCCGAGCAGGAGGCCGAAGCCGAGCGGTTGAGGTTGGAGGCCGCGGCGAAGGGGCAGGGCGGTGATCAGGTACCGCCTCGCTGAACTGGCTCCAAACCGCCGCAAGGGCAGCACGCAGGCACTCCCGCCCATTCAGGCCAGCCTTGGAGCCGAGACGGCCTATCTGAAGGCGCTGCGCGTCATGCTGCGGGAAATGGCGGCGCATGTCCGAACCCATATCGTGCCGATGGCGGAACGGGAGATCGCAGCCAGCAGGGCAATGACACGGGACATGGGCGAGCATGAGTTCGAGACACTGGAAGGTATCAAGAACCGCCTTGTCGCCGTTGCTACGGCCACGGTGCGGCGCATTCTCGGATTGGAGGCGAATCGCCATACCGAAACCTTCATGGCGACGGTGAAGCGGGCGCTGGGCGTCGATCTATCCGCTGTTGTGCGGCAGGAAGACCTTGCCGAGTATCTCGACACTGCGTCGGCTCGAAATGCCGGCCTGATCAAAAACATCGGTGACGACACCGTGAAGCGGATCCAGACGGCGGTGACGAATGCCGTCATCAACGGCGCGCCGGCGAAGGATTTGCGGAAGGAATTGACGCGCCAGTTCGGCTTTTCCGACCGCCGCGCCAAGGTCGTCGCAAGGGATCAAATAGCAAAACTGACCAGCGACATGAACCGCCGCCGGCAGACGCAGGCTGGGGTGACGCAATATCGCTGGATGACGGCTCATGACGAGAGAGTCCGCCCGCTGCACCGTGAACTGGACGGCAATGTCTACGAGTACGGCAAGCCGACGGGCGCGGAGGAAGGGTTGCCACCCGGCCAGCCGATCATGTGTCGGTGCGTGGCCATCGGGATCGTTCAGTTCTGATCGGGGAAGAATTTGCGGAGATCGTCGGGAATGTCGATCGATGTAGCGACATCCATGCTCTCGACAGCGTTCTTGTATTCGAACGGCGCGCACCATTCATAGATCAGGTGTTGGCGGTGAGTGGCGATATCGTCCTGGCGCTTCAGGTGAAGCTCCAGCTCCTCAACGCGCACGGCAAGGTTCAACAGTAGCTGTCGCAGGCTCTGATATTGCTCGTCGGTCATCATAGAGGATGAACGCCCATGGCCTGCCGCTGTCAAGAGCGCCTGGAGGCGATCAAACGCGCCGTAGCATCGAGGTCAGCATCCGAGGCCGTGAAGGCGGCGCGGTTCGTGCTGAAGACGGCCAGCGAGGATGCCGGCCGGGCGCTGGTGAGGAAAGTTCGTCGCAAGTGACGCCGTGGACCATCCCCGCCGGTGAATGGGACGGTCAGGCGGCGTTCATCCTCGGCGGTGGCCCGTCGCTCAAGGGCTTCGATGTCGAGCGGCTGCGCGGGCGTGGCAAGGTGATCGGCGTGAACAACGCCGGTATCGATCTGGCGCCGTGGTGCGACGTGCTGTTCTGGGCCGATAGCCGGTGGCTCGATTGGAACCATGATCGGCTGCATCTGCACACCGGGACATGGAAGGTCAGCCGGAAGCGGCCGCATCTGCCGCTTGGCTGTGACGTGAAGTTCATGACGTTCCGCCCGCGTCGGCTGTCGCACTGGCCCGACAGTCTGGGCGGGTGGTGCGGTGGATCGAGCGCGATCAACCTCGCCTATCTGCTGGGCGCCAGGGTCATAGTTCTGCTCGGCTTCGATATGCGCGACCTGCCGCCCGACCAGTGGCGAGATGGCAACTGGCACGACAAGCACAAATTGCCGCCCCTGGAAGGGCAGCGGCGCAACAAGTTCATTCCGGTGCTCGAGGGTTTTGCTCCCGATCTGGAGCAGGCCGGCGTGCTGGTACTCAACACCAACGAGCGTTCGGCACTGCGGTGCTTTCCGTTCGCCGACATCGAGGGACTGCTTGCCATGGATGACATCGCGCTCGCCGAGCGGGCGAAGTACCTCGCCGTTTGGCAGAGGCCGGAATACCGCAAGGTGTCGCCCGGCATGCTGGAATGCGAGCGCGCGTACCTGATCTGCGGCATGAAGCCCGGTGAAACGCTGGTCGACTTCGGCGCCGGTCCCTGCCGCGCCGCGAAGTGGTTCATGGATCGGGGCCTTCGCGTGCTGGCCATCGACTTCGCGCCGAATGCCCGGGAGCATGCCGATGTGCCGTTCGTTGAAGCGTGCCTGTGGGAGATACCGGATGCCGTCGAGGCTGCCGACTACGGCTTTTGCACGGATGTGATGGAGCATATTCCGGAGGCGAAGGTGCCGGTTGTGCTTGCCAACATCGCCATGCTGACGAAGCGGGCGGCCTATTTTCGCATCGCCACGCGGCCCGACAAGATGGGGCCCAAGCTGCTGGGCAGGCCGCTCCACATGACGGTGCGCGACGGGGAGTGGTGGCGCCGGCAGGTCGAGGCGCATTTCCCGATCGTCGACGTCATCGAGATGACCGACCGCGATGTGATGCTGCTGGCGAGGCCGTGATGCTCGACATCCTTCAGTTCGTCTTTTCGTCGTTCTGGACGTTCATCGGCACGGCGATCCTCTTGTCCATCACTGGCAAGGTCATCATCGGCGTGATCGCGGTGCTGTTCACCCGCTCGAACGTGACCATTTCCTGACCGGGCCTGAATCATGAAATTCACCGATGCAGTGAGCATCGCTGGCACCCGCCGGCGCGATGACGGCTACCTTGTCGCCGACGCCCGCGTGGCCCGCACTGGCATCCAGATCTACGCCGGCTATGAGGTCGGCAAGCCCGAGATGGCCGTGGTGCGCGTCTATCGGCCCGATACCGAGGTGTTCAGCCGCGACACGCTAGCGAGCTTTGCCCACCGGCCGGTGACGAACGACCATCCGGATGAGCCGGTCACCGCCGACAACTGGAAAGAGCACGCGGTCGGCAACACCGCCGACGAGATCGCCCGCGACGGTTCCTTTGTGCGTGTCCCTCTCATGGTGAGCGACGCGGCGGCTATAGCCGATATCGAGAAGGGCAAGCGCGAGCTCAGTGCCGGCTACACCTGCGATCTCACATTCGAGCCAGGTCAGACCGCCGATGGCGAGGCCTACGACGCCATCCAGAAGAACATCCGGGCGAACCACGTTGCCATCGTGCAGCGCGGCCGTGCCGGCTCCGAGGTTCGCATCGGTGACGATGCGGGCAAGTGGGGCGCCGCCCCGATCACCCCAACCATGGACAAGGAGAACATCACAATGAGTGATGCACTCAGGACTGTGGTCGTGGACGGACTGACGGTCCAAACGACCGACCAGGGCGCCCAGGCCATTCAAAAGTTGCTCAAGGATCTGGAGTCCTCGGCAGCGAAGCTGGTGGACACCGAGAAGGTCCATGCGGCCAAACTCGCCGATATTGAGCGGGACCATGCCGACGCCATCAAGGCGAAGAATGTCGAACTCGCCCAGAGGGATGAGCAGATCGGCACCCTCAAGGCCGACAAGAAGAAGCTGGAGGATGCGGCTCCGAAGCCGGCCGACATCGACAAGATGGTGGCCGACCGCGCCGCTCTCGTCACCGCGGCGAAGGCGATCGACAAGGACATCAAGACCGATGGCCTCACCGACGCGGAAATCCGCAAGGCGGCGGTCACCAAGTCCCTCGGTGACGAGATGGTCAAGGACGCCTCCGACGACGAAATCGCCGGCATGTTCAAGGCTCTCAGCAAGGACACCGATCCGGTTCGTAAGGCCCTGCAGTCGCAGGACCGCGCTCCCCTCACCAACGACAACGGCCAGGCCGCCTACGAAAAGCGCCTCGCTGATGCGTGGAAGCACAAGGAGGCCTAACCCATGCCCGCAGTCCAGACCAGTTACAGCGAAAACATCGGTGCGGCTCGCGCCGGTATGATCGCAAACGAGGAGCCGGCCACGCTCATCTCGCGCACCGTTGCCGACGCCGCAGGCATTGGCTTCGGCGTCGTGGTGCAGGAAGCCGCCGCAGATGGCTCCAAGGACGGCCAGTGCACCGCCGATCTCGATACGGCGGACATGGATGCCTACAAGTTCCTCGGCATCACCGTCCGCGAGCGCTCCGTCCGGCCCGAAACGCCCAACAAGTTCGCTCAGTATGAGTCCGCGCGCATCATGCGCAAGGGCGTCATCTGGGTCGAAGTTGCCGGCGCCGTAAAGGCCGGTGAGGACGTGACCGTCACGCTCGCCACCGGGGTTCTCGGCACTGCCGGTGTGGGTGCCGGCATCATCGCAATCCCGAATGCTCGTTGGGAAAGCTCCGCTACCGGGGCCGGCCTTGCGAAGCTTCGCCTGGGCTAAGGAGGCCTGACCATGAACCAGCACGTCACTTTCGACGCCCAGGCCGCGACCGGCTTTGTGCTGTCGCAGACCTCGCACATCGAGCGCGAGGTCAACGAGACCGTCTATCCCGACATCCAGTATCCGAGCCTGATTCCGGTGGACACGTCCGCGAACCCCTTCGCGCAGACCGTGACCTACTACAGCTCGGACAAGTTCGGGAAAGCGGACTGGATCAACGGCAATTCGGATGACATCCCGATCGCCGGCACCGAACTGTCCGAGTTCAAGACCACGGTCTATACCGCTGCGATCGGCTACGGCTGGGGCTGGGAAGAGGTCAACGCCGCCATGACGATCGGCCTCAATCTTCAGGCCGATGACGCCCTGGCGGCGCGGCGCGCTTACGAGGAAATGGTGGATCGTGTCGCCCTGCGCGGCGATGCGACCAAGAACTTCAAGGGCCTTATCGACCATTCCGCTGTCACCGCCGCGTCCGCGGTCAATGGTGACTGGGAAGGCACCGGCACCACCGAGGACGACATCCTTGCCGACGTCAACGAGGCGATCATGGCCACGGCCACAGCTACCCTCTACACGTCGATCGCGGATACGCTCCTGCTTCCCAACGCCAAGCTCAATCTGCTTGCAACGCGCAGGCTGGGCGATACCACGTCGTCCATTCTGGAGTTCCTGCGCAGGAACAACACCTATACGGCGACGACCGGCCGCGAGTTGACCATTCGCGGCGTGCGCGGCCTGGAGACGGCCGGCGCCGGCCAGACGGCCCGCATGGTCGCCTATCGCCGCGATCCGCAGGTGCTCAAGCTGCATATCCCGATGCCGCACAGGTTCCTACCTGTCTATCGGGATGGGCCGCTGCGCTGGGTCGTGCCCGGCGTCTTCCGCCTCGGTGGCCTCGATATCCGCCGCCCTGCCGAGGTCAAGTATCGCGACGGGATCTAATCATGGCTATCGTCACGAGCCGTCACACCAGCCCACTCGGCCTGCCGGTTGGCGGGCCGGTATTGCGACCCGGGGTTCCCACGAAAGTGGAGCGCTGGTCGATCATCAAGGGCCATTCCGTCGTCCGGGCATGGCTGGCGGCCAAGGTGATCGAGGCTGAGGAAGAAGTGCAGGTAGCACTTCCTGCCCAACCTGCACCAGCCTCGCTCCCGCCGGCTCCTGAGCCTGTATCGGAGGAAGGCGATCTGCCGTCACTCCGTGACCAGTACAAGGAGATGTTCGGCAAGCAGCCTTTCATGGGCTGGGATGCCGCTACGCTGCGCGAGAAAATCGACGCCAAACTGGCGGAGTGATCTATGCCCTATACCCCACCCGATGCCGCAGCCTTGAAGGCTCGCTTCCCGGAGTTCGCCGCCGTGTCGGACACGCTGGTGGGCCTGATCCTTGCCGAGGCCGTTCCTCAGGTCGGCGAGACGTGGATAGAGCGTGACCGCAAGCCGGCCACGCTCTACCTCGCGGCGCACATGCTCGCGATGGAGGGTGAGCCGGGGCGGTCGCAGTCGGGGCAGGGTAGCGCGGCAACCGGCCCCGTGCGCCGCCGCAAGGTCGGGGACGTGGAGACCGAGTTCGCCGGCTACGGCGCTTCCGAGTATGGGCGCTCCGGCTACGGCGCTTCCGAGTATGGGCGCAGGTTCGCGGAGTTGATGCGGCGCAATTTCCCGGCCGCGGCGGTGGTGTGATGTTCGCCAAGATCATGCGCAAGCGGCACAAGGTGCTGCCGAAGAGCATTGCCGGCCCGTCCAAGGTCAAGGTCGGGTTTCCGAAGTCGAAGGCGTCGGCCTCGAATATCGAGAAAGCCGTCTGGAACGAGTTCGGGACGCGCGGCGGCGCTTCCGGTGGCGGCTGGGGCGGCCCAGTTCCCGAACGCCCGTTTATGCAAAATGCGATGGCTGACAACAGGGGTAAGTATCGTGACGGAATGGCCACGGCTGCCCGGAAGATATTGATCGGCGACGCCTCGATGGAGTCCACCCTGTCGAAGCTCGGCATCATGGCCCGGGGCGATATTCAGGGCGAGATCACGTCCCTGTCGTCGCCGCCGAACAGCCCGGTTACCATCGCGCTCAAGGGCTCCAGCAATCCGCTGATCGATACCGGCGCCATGCGGCAGGCCGTGACATGGCAGATCGACGAATGATCGACCTTACCCTGGCCATCGACGGGGAGGCCGTCAACGTCACGCTCACTCGTAAGGCTTCCGGTCATCATGACCAGACACCGGGGTCGGCGACCTTTGGCAATTGGATACCGGGCGCGCCGAGCACAACCACGATCCATGCCGCTGTCCAGCCGGCATCAGGGCGGCAGTTGATGGACCTGCCCGAAGGCTTGCGAGAGGAAGCCCGCTGGCTGGTGTGGTCGCGGTCGGAAATCCGCAAGGATGACACCATCGTCCATGGTGGCCAGTCCTTCCGCGTCATGTTCGTCTGGCCGCGCATGGAAGGCGGTTTCTGGCGCGCGGCCATAGGGCTGCTGGCATGACCGACGATCAGGTACACACCGCGCTGGCCGGCTGGCTGAGTGGTATCACCGGCCTGACCGTAATCAAGGCGTATCAGGAGGGGGACCGGCCGGCGCTACCGTACGTGATGGTCAACTTCACCGGCTCTGTGCGCGTCCGGGAATGGTCGCAGGACATCGAATACGACGAGGACACGGCCGGCATAACCGCCACGCCGCCGATCGAAACCGAGTGGCGGTTTTCGGTCCATGCCTTCGGGCCTAACCCGACCGACATCCTTCGTCCGATCCGCTCGGCCGCCCAGTTGGCGCAGAAAAACGAGGCGCTGTTTCCGGCGCTCGTCATTCACGATTGCAGCCAGGTCCGCAACGTGCCGGAGCTGGTCAACGAGAAGTGGGAGCCGCGAGCGCAGATGAAAATGGCACTGCGCGGCCTCACCCGCGACGGCTTCCTTGTCGATGTCATCGAGAGGGCTCCGTTCGACTTCGACCGGACCCACTAGGGCCGAATGTAGCCCCAGCGTTTACCGCTCTTGATGAAGGAGACCGTAGTTCGACTGATACCGTAGCTGGCGGCGATCTCGTCATGCTTGCGGTGGTCATTGAACTTGATCGCTCGCACGTCGGCCTCGGTGATCTTCGACCATTTGCGTTCGAATGACTGCCGTCGCTTGACATTCCGGTCGGCCATGTTGTCGGCGTGAGTGCCGGGGAACAGGTGATCCGGATTTACGCAAGCGCGGTTGTCGCAGCGGTGGCAGACGAAAACATCGGCAGGCAGATCGCCGTGAATGAGTTCGAACAGATATCTATGAGCGGGATAGGTCTTGGCGTCTTCGCTGGAAAAGCTCCCATAGCCGCTCTTGGATATGTGGCCAGTGTAGCGCCAGCAGTCCCCGTTCGGACCAAATCCCGGCGTTCGGTCGATCATCCGCATGATATTGGCAGGCTCGATGCCCTTCTTGCGTGTCGATAGGTAGAGGTGGCGCGGGTTTACGCACGCAACTTCACCGCAAGCATGGATGCAAAATAGGTCTTCATCACAACGGCCGTAGCGCAACCAGTGCGACATGCGGTGCGCCTTGAAATTGAAGGTTTTGCCGCTTCGCGTGGTGCTGATCTGGCCTGTCCCGCTCGTGGCCCTGTGCCCTGTCCATAACCAGCATTCGCCGTCCGGCCCCTGACCCGGCGACGTGTCAACTTTTGCATAGAAAACGTCAGGGTCGATCAACTGGTATGGCTTCAACGTCATATCTCCCTGTGAAAACAAGGACGTTACACTAAGGAACACGATATGGCAAAGCTACCATTTTCGAGAGTCGTGAACGTGACACTGTCGCGCAACGACGCATTCCCGAGCCGCCGCGGGTTCGGCGTGCCCCTGTTCCTCACGACAACGAGCCTAGCCTCAATCCTGGGGAGCAATCTCACCAAGGTCTATGGGTCGATGGAGGAAGTCGACGCCGACTTCGATTCCACCGACGATTTCTACAAGGCTGCTCTCGCGGCGTTCTCGCAGAACCCGCGCCCGATCCAGGTCAAGGTCGGCCAGCTCACCGGCGGCACGGCCTATGATGACGATGCCCTGATCAACGACCTCGACGCGCTCTATGACGCAGATCAGGACTGGTACTGGGCAACGCCCGAGACGGCGCTGCGAGACGATGCGGCCCTTGACGGCCTGATCCAGTGGGTTGAGGCGCGCAACAAGCTGGCGATGATCGATTCCAACGACGCCGGCCATCAGAGCCAGAATAACACGACCTGCATTTCCGCCCGCCACAAGGGCACCGTGGAGCGCACGGCCGTGTTCTACCACACCGATGCCGCAGAGCAATGCGCCTTCGCGTACGCGGCGTCGCTGGGTACCCGCAATTTCGATAAAGCGAGTTCGGCGTACACCGCGAAGTTCAAGCGTCTGAAGGGCGTGGCCCCGGTCAACCTCGGTTCTGCAGCCGTCCAGGCCATCACCGGCTTCACGCCGCAACTCGGGCAGTCCAAGACCGCCGGCCACATGGCCAACACCTATATCGACATCGGCGGTCGGGACTTCGTCGCCGAGGGCACGGTTCTGACGCCCAACGTTTTCATCGACGAGATCCATGCCACCGACTGGATCATCGCCAGGACAGAGGAAGAATCCCTTGGCATCCTGCTCAACAACGACCGTATCCCGTACACGGATGCCGGCATGGAGCAGATCGCGTCTGCGGCTCGCACCGTGATGCGCCAAGGCGTCCGGGCCGGCATCGTCGCCCAGGACCTCAACCCTGCCACGGGCACCTACGAACCGGCGGTCGTCATCACCGTGCCGTCGGTGTTCGACGTCCCTGAAAGCCAGCGCAAGGCCCGTATCGCCCCGGCGATTTCGGTTCGCTTCCGCTACTCGAGCGCCGTTCACTACACCACGATCAACTATCAGATGACGTTCTGACGGAGCCGCCACCATGGGAAAGCTATCCTCCTACACCTACCTCAACGTGGCCGCGACGCTCGACGGCCTCACGGTCCGCGATATGTGGGACGGCGACGATGCCATCACCGTCGATCAGGGTGCCGATGTCGGGACCGGCCTCGTCGGTGTCGACGGTTCTGCGATCTTTTCGCAGTCGGCTGACAAGTCGGCGAAGATCACGATCCGCATCAAGCACACCAGCCCGACGCATCGCCAGCTTGTCGAGAAGTGGAAGCAGCAGCGCGCCGGCCGCATGTTGGCCTTCCCCTTCGATTTCATGGACAAGGACAGCGGCGAGGGCGGCACGGCCGACCAGTGCTACATCATGCAGGCGCCGACGGACAGCAAGGGCAAGAATGCCGTTGTCAGGGCATGGGTGCTGTGGACCGGCGAATATGAGCCGGCGACGCCGAACGGTTGAGGTAAGCCATGGCTGAGAAGAAGATCAACAACCGCACCTTCAAGGTCGAGCCGCTGCTGGCGACGGAAGCGATCCGGCTCCAGATGCGGCTGGTCAAGGCCATCGGCCCGGCCATCGACCGGCTCCCTGAAATCTTCGCCGGTATCCGCGATGGCAAGCAAGACGCCCGCGAGAAAGCGAATTCCGCAGCGATCTCCGCGCTGTCCGACATCATCGGCGGGATGAAGGCTGACGATGCGACTGATCTGGTCCGAGACGTGGTCCAGGTCGCCATGATCAAGCGCCCCAGCGGCGCCTACGATCAGGTTGACCTTGATGGCGATTTCACCGGGCGACTTGGCGATATCATCCCGGTCGCCACCTTCGTTCTGCAGGAGCAGTTCGCAGAGGTTTTTTCCGGCGAGCGGGGGACTGGCAGCCCCGCGAAGACGGTCGCGGCCTAAGCGACCGGGAGGTCGAGCGGATCGCGCCGAACCTCAACCTTCTGCTGTGGCGCCCGATCCTAGCTGATCCGCCGATCTACACCCTTGGCGATCTCAAGACCTGGGTGACGCTGGTCGATGTCTACGACGCCAACGAGGCGCTCGACCTGCGGTCGGCGATAGCCGAGAAGGCTACCGATCAGAAATAGCAGACCTAACGCTCTTTCAGATAGCCATGGGCGATATTTTGACTCGACTCTCCTGAGATTGCCCGCTTTGATTGAGGTGGGGAATGTTGGGCAGGGCGATGGCAGACAAAGTCTTTCAGTTAATGAAGGTGTCCATGGGGCGTTACCCCGCGGTGAACGCGGAGGTATACCTTCAAACCCTTATAGATGCTTGCAAATTCTACTATGATAAGGGTGACGCAATCTCGTTCATTGTCGGGACCAATGCGAAAGCGGACGCGTCGATAGACGAATCAAACGCGATCTACATTTCTGATTTCGGAGATAGTGCGGACTACTTCTCCCTCCTTTTGGTGCGAGGCGACCCAGGGAGGGGTCTCCCCGGCTTCGTGAACCCAAAGAAGCGGAAAGTGAAACCGATAAAATCTGACGAACCGGGTGATGTGCCGGGGGCTTCATCACATCTGATTATCTCGAAGCAAGCCATTGTAGGAGGGAGCGATCAGGGGCGCTATCGGATGGCGGTAGAACGGACGCGCGGGATCGGGAGGGCCTTAGCAAAGAGTTTCATGGCTGATCTCCTCGGTCGGTACGCCAAGGAATATCCGGAAAAGTTCGTAGCGGAAAAGAAGCGACGGAGCGCGAAGGAAAAGCCAGAAACAATCGACTACCGCCCGACGGTTTCATTCAACCCGCAGCCGAATGCTAGTTTGAAGAAGGATCTCGAAGAAGGCAGGATCGGTGGATTCAAGCTGGTTCGTGGCACTAAAGAGTTCAAGGGAGAGGCTGGCGAGCCTAAGATCGAACATCTCGACGTCAAACTGACTGCACGCATCAATCCAACAAATGATTTCGGCAAAGTGCGAGCACTCATTGACCACGTTCGGCAGACTTTTGACGGCATCGACTTCGAAGCATTGAATTTGGAACTCGTGGATGAGGACGGCCAACCGATGAGCAATACTAAGGCGATTGCCATCGATAAGCTGGATGACGCCGACATGCGGTATTGCAAGACGGTCCCGATTGACGGATTGGTCGGCACAATCTTGGAGTGCTACGATAAATTCCAGGCGCCTGTGATTAAGGCGGCTAAGAGCGTCCTCCACACCGAAAAACACTGGAAATAGCCATGTGGTGGGCAAGGGAGCTTTTAGCGTCTCTGCGCTTCCTGGCCATTCGCGGAAGCCAGCCGATCCTCAAGTCGAAGCGTGTATATGAGTTTTTGCTCCCATGTGCTGTTGCGGGAGCCATCTTTGTCGTTGTGCTTCTATTCCCGGACGCGTTTGACCCAGACTTCTTGCGAAAAATTGCATCCAATATTTTCCAATTTATGGTTTTCGTCGTTCCATTTCATCTAGCCGCGTTGGGCGCATTCGCTACGTTTGAGCGGGAAGGGTTGGATGAGCCGCTCAAAGGCACAAACGCCGAGATCAGAGTTTGGAGCAATAGGGAGAACGAATATTTTTTCGAGACACTGACCTTACGACAGTACGCAAGTCTTTTATTCGGCTATCTCTGCACCATTGGCATGGTGTTTATTGTTCTCTATATCATAATAGATAATGTTAATTTCGCATACGTTGCCGGAGATCACATGGTGTCTATCAAGCGCGTTGCGCTGGCCGGCGTCCTATTCTTTGTAGCTCACTACGCATTCTTGAGCATCTACGCGATCACGTTCCTGTTTGATAAGATAAACGGCATCGGGTCTACTGGGCAAACTTGAGATTCCTCGGCTAGCGTGGCTTTATCGAGAGCAGGTCTATGCAGCTAACGCTTTGGCGGCGTTTTGGAGGGTGCTGGATCTTTGCGGGGGTGCATCGGCGCAGGAGCCGGCGGGCGAGTTACGACGCGGGAGGTCGCCGGGTTGATACCGCCTTTGCGGTCATACCCTTCCGTCAGGTAGCCACGCTTTTCGTATGAACCCGTGCTGCGGGCGTTGCTGTCGCTCATGTCGCTTTCTCCGGCGCAATCTGCGCTTGGGTCGCTGGGAACTCTAGGTGCATCCCTTCGGCCTTCCTTGCAATATATATCCTTGGCTGCTCAAAAAGTAGGGAGCCGTTGAAATCGAAGACCTGAACGTCGCGGAGGACCAGTTCGCGCAGTTTCTCGGTCTCTGAGAAAAGCAAGATCCAGCCGGCGTAAACGATCTCGTTCTCGAAATCGCGATAGTGAACATATTCGGACACCGCGCTTCGAGAATTGAGCGTGAAGTCCCAAACGTCCTCGTCGCCATAGGTGCGAGTCGCCCCGATCTTTTGCAGGATGCGGGTGAGCCACTTGAAGCGAACTCCGTACATCCAGATGACAGAGAGTAGAAATCCGACTGCCGTCGCGGAGATGATCTGAATTGCGACAGGCTTGGTGATTACCGCGTGATCGTTGACCTGGTTGAAGTCAATCATCTCGAAAGGGTGCCCGAGCAAACCGAAAAGCACATAGGTTGCGGCGTAGCTCACCAGTCCGAAAAAAAGCGATCTTGCCAGAAACTCGACCTGAGACGGGGAGCCCTTTGTTGCGAACTTCGCATCCAAATGCGCCCACACCACTCCGGGTAGAAACAAAATTGCGAGTTGTAGAAGGAAAGGGCTCGGGCTCATTCGCTGGCCTCTCGCCGGCGCAGGCGCACGCCGGGTTCGCCGTGATTGTAAAACTCGATGCCCGCGCGCTCTAGGGCCTCGGAAATTTTGTCAACGTTCTCAAGGGAGGCTTTCGCCAAGCCGCTGTTCTCTAGCCGCTTGATCGTCGAGGCGGCGAGGCCGCTTTCAGTCGCCAGTTTGTCTTGGTTCCAGTCAAGCAGGGCGCGGGCAGCTTTCCGGGCTGGCGCTACCGTTTGCGTGAAGGATAGCCCGGTTCCTGGTATTCCGGCCGTGACGTGCTTCTTGCCGGTCGAACTGAACGTATAGCCAAGGCCGCGAGGTCCAATTCGGACACTCGTGCTCTTGGCATTGAAGTTGATGCGAATACCCGGCGCGATCCTTACGGATCGGCGGAACCGAAACCCCATTTTCCCCCATATCCTCCCAAAGCCATTGAAGCACTGGAAGGGGAGGGAGTCGAGTAAGTGCTATTCAGGCGTGAGATTGCGGGGCTTGGACAAAACCCTTCGGCGCCCGCCTAACCGTCTTGCCGCCGCACGAGGGGCAACGGTAGTTGCTTTCGGCTCTGATGATGATCATGGCAAGCCAAACGATCAGCCATAGCCCCCCTGTCACGATAGTCAGCAAGAGGTGCAGGATGTGGTTTGGCGTCTGCTTCACGCCAAGAACAAGGCGTTGCTCAGTCGGGCAATATCTTTGAGCGGTCTTCTGTCCCATCCCCAACCCCGAGCGTCCGGATGATCATCGACGAATTAATCGCCATCCTCGGCTATGATGTAAAGGGCGAAGGTGAGCTTGACCGCTTCAACCGTGGGCTCGACCGCGCCCAGCAACGCGCGGAGAAGGTCGCCAACCGCATTAACATGATGTCGGTGGCCATCGGTACCTTCTTGGGCCAGATGGCGGTCGGCTTTGCCAATAAGATCGGCGATACGATCGGCTCTATGCCGTCCGACGTTCTGAAGGTCGGCCAGCAGTTCGAAAACCTTGAAACAGTCCTGACGACGATCGAAGGCAGTTCCGACAAAGCAAAAACGTCTATGGCATGGGTGCAGGACTTCGCCGCCACCACGCCCTACGATCTGAACCAGGTATCCGAAGCATTCGTGCGAATGCGGGCCTACGGCCTCGACCCTATGAGCGGCCTGCTCAAGCGCGTCGGCGATGCGTCGGCGGGTATGGGCAAGAGCTTGATGCAGGGCGTTGAAGCTATCGCCGATGCCGTCACCGGCGAAAACGAGCGCCTGAAGGAGTTCGGGATCAAGGCCAAGGTCCAAGGTGACAAGATCACCTACAATTGGAACGAAAACGGCAAGGAGATGTCAAAGACCGTTCGCAAGAACGGGCCGGAAATCATCGCGGCGCTCACCGAGATATTCGGTCGCTTCGACGGCGCCATGGATAAGCTGTCGAAGACGCAGGGCGGCATCCTGTCCAATCTCGGCGATGCATGGACGGGGTTTCTGAAGAAGGTCGGAGACAGCGGGTATTACGACTACATCACCCGTAAGCTGCAGGGCGTCCAAGACACTGTCGAGCGCTGGACCAAAGATGGCACGATGGATCGCTGGGCAACGGCCATTTCCAACGGGTTTGTCCGAGCGATACAGGCAGTGGAACGGTGGGCGAAGGCCATCGGCAAAATTGGAGAGGCGGTCGGCGGCCGCGTCGGGCAGGTCATTGCCGACTTCCTCCGGTTGATCAGCGGCGGCGACATCGATCTTTCGAAGTGGCAGGGATTGGCCGCATTGGCCGGAGTCCTCTTGGCGATTTTCGCGCCGATGACGGCAATCGTTGCAGGTGTTGTCCTCGCGCTGGATGATTTCTTCGCCTACCTGACCGGTGGCGAGAGCTACATCGGCGATTTCGTCAGCTACGTCTCCGAGGCTTGGCCGCATCTTCTGGATGGGCTTAGCGACCTGTTCCCCGGCGTCGCAGATGCGATTTCCGGTATCCGGGACGCTTTCATGTCCGCCGATTGGGCCGGCGTGTCGAGAGGCATCGTGGACGCTCTGACGTCTGGCTTCTCCGGCATCGCGGGGATCATAACCGGATATCTCACATCGGCATGGGCCGAGGTTTCGAGCATCGACTGGCTGGGCCTGGGCGCCCAGGTCGCCAACGCGGTCGTCGCCGGGCTTCACGACATCCCATCTGCCGTGATGGCACTTGGGCCATCGTTGATGCTCAATTTGATGGAGGCATTCGGAGCGATCGACTGGGGATCGATCGGCCAGATGCTCGGCCAGAACGTCATTCCGGTCGGAGCCGCTATTGTCGTTGGCATCCTCCTCGGAGTGAAGGGCCTTGGCGAAGCTCTGGCTTCGCTTGTCCTCGGCATCATCGACACGCTCGTAAATCTGGACTGGAGCCGGCTCGGCAAAGCCATCCTTGGCGTGTTCGAAGGTATCGCCAAGCTGATCCTTGGCATTTTCGTTGGTCTGGGGACGTCGATTGTCGATACGGTCAAAGCTTGGTTCGACATCGATCTTGTCGACGTGGGGGTACGGTTGGGCCGGAGCCTGCTCGACGGACTTATGTCGGTTGGAGGGAGCATTCAAAGCTGGTTCGCATCGCTCCTGCCCGACTGGGCAAAAGGCTGGTTCGCCGAGGCCGACGATCGCAAGCAGGTCGCCGATGCCGGGGCCGAGGTCGGGACTCTCGTTGGGCAGCCTCCGGCACCTGTCGTGCAGGGTGCGCCGCCTCCTAAGCCTGTGGCTTCTTTGGCGCCGGCCAAGACCGCCGACCCTGCCACGAAAATCCTGTCTGCGGGCAGGGCGGCTGTTTCCGCGTTCGAGACGGCCGCCCAAGTGGCTGCGGATCGGGTCGCAGCCTATGCCGCCGAGCGGGGAAAGCGGGAAGGGAACGCGCGACCCGGCCGAACGTCAATCTCGGAGGAAGCCGGGCGGAATAATGCTGGCGGCATGGATCAACTCCGCGCCATGCTGGAGAACATGAACGCCAATCTGGCGAAGATGACGCCCGAGAAGGCGGTGCAGGCTACGGTCACCGATGCGCGCCAGGACAACCGGCAGTTCCCGGTGACGGTCAACTCGACGGTGAACCAGACTGTCACGCAGGCATCCCAGGCGCCGGCCGCCGCCGCAAGGGCTACCAGCCAGGCCGTAGGGCAGGCGGCGGTTCCGCAAGCCGGCCGTCTGGCCGTGGACTCCGCATTCTAGGGATTTGCCATGTCCGTCATCGCCATGTCGCGGGCCATCGGGACCGTGCCCATCTCGTGCGTCCTCACCGAAAAGCACGATAGCCAGATCGAGATATCGGAAATCCCCATCGAGACCGGGGCGAAGATCACTGACCACGCCTACGTCATGCCAAAGAAGGTCACGCTGGACATCGCCGACGCCAACGCCACCGCGACCTTCTCGGCGCTGGTCCGCTTTCAGGAAAGCCGGGTGCCGTTCACGCTGGTCACCGGCCTGACCGTCTATCGCAACATGCTCATCAAGAGCATCGAGGCTGATCGTGATGCCGCCCACGCAAGGATCCTTTCCGCCAAGATTGAGGTGCAGGAAGCGATCATCGTGAGCACGGCGCGGGCGGCCTCGACGGATGGTGGGTCGAAAGGCGGTCAGCCCGGCGGAACGAAGAGCACGAAGGCGGCAACGCCGACCAAGGGCGGTGCAGGAGATGCGGCAACGGCTAACCGTTCCGCTGGCACCATAGCGAAGGGTGACGCATCTGCCGTGACAGCGACGCCACGGGATCAGTCCATTCTCAAGTCGATGTTTGGCTCATGATCACCTTCGAAATCTCTGACGAAGCCGATCAGCAGTTCGCCACGGTCCTGAACGACCGCAGGGTGACGCTCAGGCTGCACTACAGCGTCACGACAGATCGTTGGTCGCTCGACCTGTCGATTGACGATCTGCCCGTCCTGCACGGGCGCAGGATCGTCTGCGGCGTCGATCTACTGGAGCCGTTCGGCTTCGGGGTCGGCGTGCTTGTCGCGGCGCCGGTCAAGGCAGGGTCTGATCCGACGCGGGATGACCTGCCTAATGGCAATGTGAAGCTGTTCCACGCCATGCCAGAGGAACTGGCGGCATGAGGCAATACCTCCGCAAGGTCAGATTCACGGCGACCGGCGGCGGCGGTGGCATTACCGTCAATCCGGGCGGCATCGCCAAGCACGAAATGAAGATCGAATTCGACATCTCAAAGGGCATCGAAAGCAGCCAGAACACGGCCACGATCTCGATCTGGAACCTGAACGAGGGCCATCGGAACGCCGTCGGTAAGGAATGGGACGACGTGACCCTGGAGGCCGGCTACATGCCGCCAGAGGGCGGCGGCAATGTCGGCATCATCTTCAAGGGCCAGTTGCGGGACGTCGAGCACAAGCGTGACGGGGTGGACATCATCACCACGCTGACCTGCGGCGATGGCGACAAGGCCTTCCGCCGCGCCACAATCTCCAAGACCTTCCCGAAGGGAACCGAGGTCAAGGAGGTGGTCGAAGAGCTCTACAAGCAGCTTGAGAAGGAAGGCGTCCGGCGCGGGGAATGGAAGTTCCCGGACGACATGCCGAAGTACAAACGCCCCTATTCGATGTGCGGCACCTGCACCCGCGAACTCGATACGGTCGGCCGGGGTCGCGGCTTCTATTGGTCTGTGCAGAATGGCGTGATGGAGGTCATCCCGTCGGATGGCTACATCGGCGGCATCGTCTTGATCACACCCGAAACCGGCATGATCGACACGCCGACCATCACCGACAATGGCGTCAAGGTGTCATGCCTGCTCAACCCTGAGATCAGGCCGAACCGACGCGTGCGCATCGAAAGCGGCGTGCTGGAAATGAACGCCGAGGGCGGGGAATACCGCGTGAGCCAGGCGACGTTCTCCGGCAACAATCGCGACGGCGACTTCAAGGTCGCGGTCCACGGCGAGGCGATCAAAGGCGGCAAGGTTGACGAAGGAAAGAAGCGCTGATGCCTGGGTATATTGGGAAGACCGTCAACAAGCGCCATGATGTCGTTGGCCAGCAGGCGCAGTCCGAACGCGAGGCGATGTGGGGACCGATTCCGGGCGAGATCAAGTCGTACGATCCCAGGACGCAAACCGCGACGATCCAGCCGCTCTACAAGCCGCGCCACAACGGCAAGGCCGTGGACATGCCAGAGTTGTTGGAGGTTCCGGTTCGGTTCGCTCGCGCCGGCAACGGCGCCCTGACATATCCCGTGAAAGCCGGAGACAAGGTGACGCTGCGGCCCATGATGCGCTCGAATGAAAAGTACCACGACGAGGACGACGGCGAGGCGTCGGATGCCCGCTCCTTCAACTTGTCGGACATGGAGGCCCATCTCGACGGCGGCGAAAGCCTGACCGATCCGATCCCGAACTTCGACAATGCCAATGTCCACATGCGGTTTTCACCGGACGGTGACTACGGCATCCGAGGATCGAAGGACGGCAAGATCAAGATCGAGGGCAACCAGGGCAACATCTACGATCTGTTGGCCACCGTGGTCGAACTGCTGTCGCAGGACCAACTGCAGATCAACCACGGATCGTCGTCCGGGTCGGGCCATGAGCTCCAGTTCAAGGCACAGTATGCTGAGATCGCGGCCAAGCTGCGAGCGATGCAGCTGTGACGCTCGCCCGCGTGGGACTGGCGGTCGATCCCGTCAGCAATGACGTCTATCTGGCTCCGGACGGAAATCTGGCCACGGTCCACGATGCCCATGCCGTGGGCCAGCACGTCCGCCAGCGCTTGATGACGCACCGCGGCGAGTGGTTTCTCGACGTCGAGGCCGGCGTGCCGTGGCTGGATCAGCTTCTCGGCCGCGCCTACGATCCGGCATTGGCCGAAGCCGTGGTGAAGGCCGAAATCCTCGATACCGATGGCGTCGAGGAAATCACGTCCTTCTCCGTGCGGTTCTTGCGCGATCAACGCAACCTCGACATTCACAGCGTCGAGGTGCTGACCGAGTATGACAAGGAGGTGGCCGTATGACGACCTACGGCGTTGTCCCGACCGGCTTTGCGCGCAAGCCGCTGCCGGTCATCCTGGACGAGCTACAGGACGCCATGGTGGCCTTGTTCGGCCCGGGCGTGATCCAGACCTCGCAGTCGCCGCTCGGCCTGCTGAACGGGCTCTATGCCGACGTGACCGGCGAGACGCTGGAGGTGGTCGAGGACACCTACCAGTCCTTCGACGTCGACCAGGCGGAAGGGCCGCGCCTCGACATGCTGGCCAAGCTGCGCCGCATGATCCGCCGGGCCGAGGAGGTAGATACCGCTTTCCGCGTGCGCATCACCAATACCGGGCAGGCCGACATCAAGCTGACCGCCAACATCGAGCGGCTGAAGGACTTGGCCGGGGTGACGTGGGCAAGCGCCATCGAGAATGCTACCTCGGCGGTGAGCGTCAAGGGCATGCCGCCCCACTCGGTCGCCTATGCCGTTGTCGGCGGCGATGACGATGAAGTGGGCGAGCGCGTCTACCAGCTTTCGGTGCCCGGGGTGGAGCTCTACGGAAACACGGAAATCTCGGTGACGGTGGAAGGCTATTGCCGACGGGTCCGGTTCATTCGGCCGGCGGACGTCCCGATCCGCGTCGAAATCGATGTCCAGCATATCCCCGACGGCTGCAACTGCGCGCCGCCCTCGATCGGGACCATACAGGATTTCGTGCTCGCCGCCTTCGCAGGCCAGTGCGGCTACCGGAATGGCGACACCGTGACGAAAGATAGGGTGGCGGCCGAGACGGCGCGGATCGGCGACCTGAAGATCGTCGACGTCCGCATTGCCAGGAACGCTGACCTGATCGTGCTGGACGAGATCGAAACGACGCTGTTCGAGCGCCCCGTCATCATCAATCCGTACCTCTCGGTGAGGTACGTCTGACATGGTCTGCCGTGACGTGCCGGACCTGGTCGAGGAGAGAATCGACCGGGTCCTGACCCAATGGCGGGAAAGCCCGAACCTGCTCGGGATGGCGCGCGCCTACCTGACGGAGATGGCCACGGTCGCCCGGCAGGCATGCGAGATGCTGGAGCATTTCGACATCGACACGGCGGTCGGGGACCAGCTCACCATCCTCGGCAAGGTGCTGGGCTGGCCGCGCTGCCATTGCAAGGGGCAGCGCAGGCCGGTCTTCGGCTTCGCCTGTATCGGCGACTGCGGCCCGCCGCCGGTGCCGATCGGCGGCTTCTGCGAGGCGGAATGGGACTGCGGCAACGGCCCTGACTATGTCGAGTTCTGCTTTACCGACGACGAACTGTACCGCGGCTTTCTCAAGGCGCGGATCATCACCTTGACGGGCGACTATACCCGCAACGGGATTGCCGCGGGCGCCCGTGAGGTGTTCGGCGAGGACGCCTGCATCCTGCGGGAGGGGCCGGGCAAGGTGGCCCTCTATGCCGGGCGTCTGCTCACCGGCATCGAGATTTCCATCGCTCATCTCTACCAGCAGGTGCTGCCCGTGGCGCCGGGCATCCGGCTGGAAATCTGGCACGGCAATGGCCCGGCCTTCGGCTGCGGCAGCGGCTGGGGCGGCTTCTGCGACGGCGTGTTCCCGTCGGAAATCACTCTCAACTAAGCGAGGCGATCAATGACGTTCGACCCTATCTGGGCCTCCGATGACGAGGCCCTGATCGACCCGCCGTCGGATGCCGAAGTCCGTATGGGCTTTAGCTGCGGTCCAGTCACGCCAGGCGTGTTCAACTGGCTGTTCCAGACCCTCATGTCGACCATCAACAGCCTCGGCATCGAAAACATGGTGCCGAGCCTGCGCAGGATCGAGACGGCCGAGGGCATCACCGGCGGCGGCGACCTGACCGCTGACAGGACCTTGAGGCTCAATATCCCGGGGCTGGAAAGCGAGGCATCCGTCGCCAGCGACGACCTGATCGTCGTCTACGACGCCTCCCGCGAACAGCATGTCAAGATGACGCGCGAGGACTTCACGGCCGGTCTCGGCGGGGAGGGCGGCGGCATCACCGGCGGTGCCAACATCGGCACGGGCACCGGCGAGCTGTTCGCCTCGGTCTCCGGCTCCAATCTCCAGTTCCGCAAGTTGCTCAACGGCGGCGGCATGGTGATCGCGGTCGCTGGCAATGACGTCTCCATCGGCCCGGCCGACCGTGGCGCCGACCTCACCGCCGAATAAGGATCGCAGACGATGCCCGCTTTTTCCCCCGCCTCGCATAAGCTTGTCTGCGCCACCAGCGCCAACCCCGCCGACGACCTCGCCCTCGATGCGCGTGACTACGAGCAGCGCATCCTCGCCGACATGGGGCTCTACGACGTCACGATCTCGAACACGGCGCCGGCGGCCGGCAACCGGTCCAAGCTCTGGTATCACAAGGATGTCCGGCAGTTTAAGCGCTACGATCCGGTGAACGGCAACTGGTTTGCGCTGACCCCGAACCAGCTTGCCCTGCACATCCTGCACCGCACGGTCCTCGGCGCGCAGGTCGATACGTCGTTGGAGACTGGCGACCGCTTCCTGTTCTGGGACGTGTCGCTTTCCGAGACCAAGGCCATCACGCGGGAAAACCTGCGGTCCGACATCGGCGCCGACGAGGCGAGCGACGGCGAAATCAGGGTCGGCACGGTCAGCAAGTATATCTCGGCGCGCCGTGCCTATACGGCAAATGCGCCGGTCACCGTGGCCTACGCTTCCACGCTGACCCTCAACTTCAACAACGGCATCAACTTCGTCTGCGAACTCGGCGGCAACCCCACACTTGCCAATCCGACGAACGCCAAGGCCGGTGCATCGGGCCAGATCATCCTCAAGCACTCCAATCGGCAGATCGCGGCGAAAGGCTCGGCGTGGAAATTCCCCGGCGGGCTGCCGGCCCTCTCGACCGGATCCGATGTGATCGACGTCATCTCCTACTTCGTCGAGGCGTCGAACTCGATCATCTGCACCATGTCGAAGGGCTTTGAATAATGCTCTTTCCAACCCGTCTTCTTCAGGGCGACGCGGAGTTCGGCCCGCTGTTCGGCTGGGGCAACAGCAATGGAGGCCAACTCGGCGTTGCCGGCACTGCCAATTTCACCGTGCCGACCCAGCTCGACGCCTATCGCCGCTGGCGCAAGGCCTCCATCACCGGCCACATGGGCATCGCACATGCCATCCGAGCCGACGGCACACTGTGGGCAGCCGGCCTCAAGGCAAATATCGGCATCGGGGGAGGGGCGGGCCAAACGACCGGATTTGTGCAGGTCGGCACGGATACCGGCTGGACCGATGTCGCTGCAGGATCGGAGCGCGCTGCCGGTATTCGAAATGGGTCGCTCTACGTCTGGGGCGATGAGGTTTCTCTTACGCCGAAGAAGGTCGGCTCGAACAGCGACTGGGATAAGGTCGCGGCCGGCTCGGAATGGGTCTACGGCATCCGTGGGGGGCGGCTGTACTTCGTCCCCGAATATGACGGGTCGCCGGTCCAGATCGGAGCGGCCACCGATTGGGTCCACGTCTCCGCTGCCAATGGCCTGACAGACATGGGCGTCGTTGCAATCCGGGAAGGCGGTTTGCTCTACAGCGGCACGGGAGAGGGCGAGGATACGCCTCCCACGATGGCGCAAGTCGGGTCCGATACTGGATGGACCGACGCGGCGTGCAATGGCGATGGCGCCTTCGCCGGCATCCGCGACGGCATGCTCTATACGTGGGGTAGCAACTCCCAATATCAAACCGGGCTCGGCACGAACAGCGGATCGACCGCCACACCGACACTGGCCAGCGACCTCAGCGGCTGGACCAAAGTCTCCATGGGCAAGACCAATTTCGGCGCAGGTCTGCGTAGGTCCCGTCTCTACACATGGGGACGCAACCAAGCTTGCCAGACGGGCCTCGGAACCAGCAGCGGCTACGCCATGGTGCCCACACAGGTGGGCATATATGGCGGCTGGCTGGACATTTCCTGCGGCAGTTTCGCGGCCATGGGGATCAGGGCATGAGCAGCGAATATACCGAGATCGAGTATCTCGTCTTGACCAACGAGGACTGGCGGGACGGCATCGTCATCGAGGATGATGACGGCCCCGTCGATCTGACCGGCAGCACTTTCATCGCCCATATCCGCGAGACGGCCGACAGGCTGTCGATCATCCTGGCAGCCTCGACGGACAACGGCTTGCTCGAAATCGCCCCGGACCAGGGCGACACCGGGAGCGCAACGACCGGCGTCGTCTCCTGGAACGTCCCGGAAACCACCATGCGCCTCATCGTCCCTGGCGAATACGTCTGGGACATCGTGTGGATAGATGCCGACGGCAACCGCGACACGATTGCAGGCGGCGCCATCGAGATCAGGCGAGGAATCACCCGCACATGACCGTCGTATCAGTCACGCCACGGCCGCCGTCCGGGGTATCGGTCACCCGTTCGGGGCCGGCCGGCAAGTCCGCCTACCAGATCGCTCTCGACAATGGCTTTGTCGGTACTGTCGAGGATTGGCTTGCCTCGCTGGTCGGAGGCACTGGCGAGGTCGGGCCGAGGCCGGATCACGAATGGGATGGGACGCAACTCCGGTTCCAGCAGATCGATGGGTCCTGGGGCGTCTATGTCGATCTCCGCGGGCCGGCACCGGAGCACGGCTGGTCTGGCACGCAGTTGCGATTCCGTCAGCCGGGCGGCGCGTGGGGGAGCTATGTCGACCTGAAAGGAGACGAGGGTAAATCGGCCTATCAGGTTGCGGTTGCCAACGGTTTCGTCGGCGATCAGGCGGCATGGCTGGCGTCTCTCAACGGCGAGGACGGAGATGACGGCGATGATGGTGCTGCTGCCACGATCACGATAGGGACCGTCACCACGGTGGCGGCCGGGGAGCCGGCGACCGTCACAAATGTCGGCACCTCGAATGCGGCCGTGCTCGACTTCGAAATTCCACAGGGCGAGGATGGCGCGGGCACGGGCGACGTTTCCGGCCCGTCCAGCGTGGCGGACGGCCACGTCGCCGTCTTCGACGGTACGACCGGCAAGCTGATCAAGGACGGCGGCGTCGCTGCCATACTCTCCGAGAGCAACACGTTTACCGGAGACCAGACGGTAATTGGCTCGCTTACTGTCTCGGGCAGCGTAGCCGGGCTGGCCTTGTTCGAGCGGCTGACGACGAGCGGCAACGGGATCAGCACGGTCAACCGGCTGACCGTGAACTACGCGACGGGCGACATGGTCGACGGCTTCGGCGGCGCTTTTGTTTTCTCTATCCGGGACAATGCCGGCGTGGACAACGAGATCGCCTCCTTCGGTGCCGTCCGCGACGGCGCCGACAATTCGGGCGCCCTGGTTTTCCGGTCCAGACTGGCGGGCGCCGCCAACGAGCGGCTGAGGATCGGGGCGAACGGCAATGTCGGCGTCGGCACGGCAAGTCCCGCCGCATCGGCGCTGCTTGATCTCAGCAGCACCGCGAAGGGCCTGCTACCCCCTCGCATGACCACCACGCAACGCAATGCGATCTCTTCGCCTGCTACTGGTCTTGTAATCTACAACACGACCGATGGCGTGCTCCAGACCTATGATGGCGCGTCATGGGTAGCCGCAGCCAAGAGCGGCGCGGCCACAACCTCCGGCCTCACCATGACGACGGCGCGCATGCTCGGCCGCACCTCGGCCGGCACCGGCGCGCTTCAGGAGCTGTCGGCGGCGGACGTGCGCAGCTTTGCCGGCGTCGGCACGATGGGCCAGCGCGCCGTCACCATCAGCACGTCTGATCCTTCGGGCGGCGCTGACGGGGATTTCTGGGCCAAAATCTGATGGCTCAATACGTTAGCGATATCTCCGGCGGCAATCCGCTCCAAAATGGGGGCGGCGGATCGGCAAGCCTTGTATCCTCGCCCGTCGTCATCGGCGCGCAGGCTCTCAAGGTTGTGACCACTGGCACTCCTTATGGCGGTGATTTCTCGGTGGTGCCAAACACCAACATCACCAGTCTTGCTGGCAGCGACTTCGAGATACTGATCCTCGCGCGTTTGGCTTCGATTATTAACGCGACGACCTATCTCGCCGTAAGTGGAGGTTCGACATCGCTTTATGCCTACGTCGTTCGCAACAACAGCTTTATCGGCCTCCACAACAGCGTGAACGAAGTTACTCCGTCTTTGGGCTTCAGCATATCGGATGCGGAATGGTACTGGCTCAGACTGCGCAAGCGCACGGCGACCGTTTACGCGCAATGCTGGAAGTTCGGTGATGTGGAGCCCGCTGGAGAGGCTGCGTCGATCGCCTTTCCCGGCACATTCACCGCCTCCGACTGGCTGTGGGGCGCCTCAACCACCTCCGGTGGAGGTTCGGGCACCTGGTATCTCAACTGGATTTCGGTCGGCACAGCTGGCGATCCCGCCCCGCGCGCCAAGAAGACCGACCTCTACGTTAAGGATGGCGGGCTTTGGAAGCCGGTGCAGGACTTGCAGGTGCGAGACGGCGGCATCTGGAAGCCGGTCCAGCAGCAGCATGTGCGTGACGGCGGCACCTGGAAAAAGGTCTACGGCTCATGATGTACGCCCAGGTCGAAAACGATGTCGTGGTGCGCGTCGGGCTGCGCCCTGACTGGCGCACCGACGACGGCTCCCCGGTCAGCGACGAGCGGTTGGCACAGGACGGCTGGCTGCCGATCGTGCGCGAGCAACCGCAATATGATCCGATCCAGCAGACGGCCGCCGAAGACCCGATGGCCGCGTGGGAGGTCCACGAAGACCGCGTCGTGGTGACGTGGACCATCGCCGACATGACGCTGGCCGAGCGCAAGGCCGCGCTGCGCGAGGCTGTCAACGCCAAGCTCGACGCCATCCTGACCGGCGGCTACACCGTCCAGTCCGGCGCCATGGCCGGCAAGGTGCTGCAAACCCGCAATGTCGAAGACCGAACCAACTGGTTGGTCAGCCAAGCGAGCTATTCCGCCGCCGTTGCCGCCGAGGACGGCGCGGTCGAGGGCGCCAAGTTCCGCACGGCCGACAACGCCACCTACACGCTGACCTTTGCGGATGGGCTCGCCGTGCTGCTTGCCATGGCAGCGTGGGGCGCCGCCTGCATGGACCATAGCTGGGTGCTCAAGGACGCGATCGAGGCCGCCGCGGACGGCGCGGCGCTGGACCTGATCGACATCGAACAGGGATGGTAATAGGGCAAAACGCGAAAGCGGCCAAAACGTCAGTCAACCCCAAGCGCTCTGGTAGCGTCGGAAGGGCTGGTCTACACCGCGCGCGACGTCGGGCCGGGCATCATCACCACGGCGCGTCTTGATCCCGAGCCGGCTGGCTGGCACACGATCCATGGCGGGCGGTCGAACTGTGATGCGGCAAGCCCGTGTGCCGTCGTCAGATTTCGTAGAGACTTGCCTTAAAGCCTATCCCATTACGCCGTTCATATGCTTCGGCGATGGCGGCTGCCCGCTCACCCAAACTACGAATGATGTCCGGATCGATGGCCCCAAGGATGCCGCGAAAACGGCTTTCTGACGTCTTGACCACAAGGCACAGATCGTCGCCGATCTGCTCCAACACTAACTCCTGAACTACTCGCAAACGTGCATCCCCAAGCCCGTGTAGCGTCGCCTCCGGCGGAACATATACCACGGACTTTGGATCAAATGGTAAAAATTCGCGCAAGGGTAGTGCGGACGGCTCGATGCTCGCGGCCATGCCTTGCTGCCACAGTGCAAATGCCCGGCCGCTGGGTGAGCGAGGAGGATATGCCTGTGCGGCCGGGCTGCTACCGGAGGTCTGTGGCAGCAACTTCAGTGTAGCCGGTAGCCGGGCGGGTTCAAGGTTGAGTGCCCGGCCGCCAGTCTGGAGTGGCATGCGACCGGCGGCAGGGCTACTGCCACTAGGCGGGCGGCAGCGACACAACCCTATGCTGTTGGCTGGGTTTTGCAAGGGTCGCCCGGCCGTAGGAGATTGCTCGGGGGGGGGGGGGCGAGCATACGGCCGGGCGCGCTGCTCGAAATCCCCCGAGAGCAGCTCAACTAGATTAACCGCCAAATTTTGTGAGGCAACCCGCCGCTAGATAAACGGCCATGCCACCATGGCGCAGGCCCCGACAATCGCCGCTGCGATCATCCAGCCTGTCGGGTGCCTCTCCCACGGATAGGGTTCCCGCTCCCAATTGTAACGCATGTGACTGACCTCCCTCACGCAAGGCGGGAAAGTTAGCCAGCCACGTTCCGCGGCGTCAACGGCGCTGCCGGCATCATCCACCGAAAGGACATCATCATGACGAACGTGCCCACCGGCGCGGCGACTGCTGCTGCGCGCGACAAGTATTACGTCTACCGCCCGATGCTCGATCTCATCGGCAAGTCCGAGGGGACGGATAAGGGCCGGGGCTACAACGAGACGCTGGGATATGGAGCCTACACCGGCGGCGACGTGAATCTGGTCGGCATGACGCTGCTCCAGATCGACGCGCTCCAGACCAAGATGCTCCAGCATCCGAAGAACAAGCTGCGCTCCTCGGCGCTGGGGCGCTACCAGATCATCCGCACCACGCTCCGGACCATCCGCGAACAGCTCGGGCTCACCGGCAAGGAGCTTTTCGATGCCGGGATGCAGGATCGCCTCGGCTGCTACCTACTAGGGCAGCGCGGTATCGACAAGTGGTTGTCCGGGCGCCTGGCACTCGACACGCTGTTGCGCAATCTGGCGCAGGAGTGGGCCTCGATCCCCAAGCCGGACGGGAAGGGCCACTATGCCGGGCAGAATGCCGGCGTGTCTGTCTCTCAGGTCAAGGCGGCTCTGGCGGAGGTCAGCCGCCGGCACGCGGAAGGCCAGCCGGTGCGCGAGGTCACGGTGCCCGTGCCGGTAGACGTGCCGACCGTGCCCGAAACCGTCGACGCCGAGGTCAAGAAGAAGACCAGCCTGTGGGGCTGGATTACCGGCATCTTCGGCTCGGGTGGCGTCGGCGTCGCCGGCCTGCTCGGGGCGGACTGGCAGACGGTGCTTGCCATCGGCGGGCTGGCCATCGTCATGCTGGTGATCCTGATCCTGATGCGCCGGCAGATCATCGGGGCATTCAAGGACATTCGCGAAGGGCTGGCGTGATGGACGGACACTCTCTCGGAAAGGCAATGTCGGGCGTCGCCATGATGGCAGGCTTCGGTATCGTCTGTGCTGCGATCCTGTATGCCTTCGCCCCTGGGTTCATCTTCATCGGGGCGCTCCAGATCGGAGCCCGTCTCGCGGTTGGGACCTGGTATCCGCTACCGGGGTACTGGCAGGTCTATGGTGTTCTTACGGGCCTTTGGTTGCTCGGCAATGCCGGCGTCATCGGCGCCATCCATTGGGCAGAACGCAGGCGTCAACGACGTTTAGCTGCGAAGCATGAGGACTTCATGCGCCTCCGCAAGCTGTTCTACCGCGACAACGAAGTCTGCCTCGACAGCTACGAGGCGCTGAAACGCCGGGCAGGGGAAGCGTGATGTTCACCATCATCCTCGGCTTGCTGGCCACGCTTTGTGCCGTGGCCTGCACTGGCTCATCTGGTGGACGTTCAGGAGATAAGAACATGGAACGCAAGGCTTGGTTCTGCCCGTCGTGCCAGAAGCACCACGGGCCTCATGTCGATACCTGCCCGGGGGTATCCGGCGCTCAACCGGCTCCAGCGCCGGGCAATCCCGTCGTCATCCCCCAGCCAATGCCGTATCGGCGCGAGCCCCAGCCGTGGGAAACGCCGTGGACGCCATATTGGCCGCAGGTCACGTGCGGCATCTATCAGCCGCGATTCGACCCGGACAAAATCGTCGTGGTGAACTGATGATTGCCTTCATCCTCTCGCCCATAGGGCGGGCGCTGCTGGGCCTCTTGTTCGTCGCCGGCCTCCTCATGGCTGCGTGGCTTGATGGCTACCACGCCGGCGCTGCATCCGAACGGCAGGCCATCCTCACCCGATCCGTCGAAGTCTTGCGCGAAAGGAACGCGACCGATGACCAGATTCGCAACATGGACGACGCTGGCCTGTGTCGTGCTCTTGGCGGCCGGGTGTCAGACGCGGGCGCCTGCGAGTGAGTGCGACGGCTGGAAGCGGTTGACGCCGGCGGCACAGACGCGAGCATTCGTCATCGTGCAGGACCGGCCCTTCGCTGAGCAGGTTGCGGCGCACAACCTCTTTGGAGCGAAGGCGGGGTGCTGGAAATGACCGACCTCGGCCTCTACGCCAGCGCCGCTGCCCTGCTCGCCATCGTCATCTACACCGCCATGAGGCCGCTATGAGCGAGACAGCCAAGCGTTTCGATGATCTCCCCGACGAAACGAAGGAATTGCTGTCCGGCCTTAGCCCGGAGGACGCCCGGACCATCAAGGCCGGCCTGCCGATCATCCGCGCCATCATCGGCTTCGGCAAGGTCACGAAGTGGCTCGCCATCGCCGTGCTGAGCCTTCTGGCCGGCATCCTCATGCTCGGCGAGAGCGTCATGAAGATCATCGGCTGGTTCCAGACGCCGCCGACGCCGTAGGGGCGCCACCTTAGCATGGCATGCGATGACGGGGGAGGCCACTACCGTTGCGGTTGTACCGGAGCGTGGTTGTGCCGCGAAATTCAGACTCGATCGAATGCGACATGATCGCAAGCAGATTCACTCTTATGATCGCTGTGCTTCCATTGGGGGTTGGTTATGTCTTGTTGTGATTGGCTTGCTGTGAAAAACGCAATGATTTTCGGCGCGAAAATAGCGGTGCCCTGCACTGTTGCAGCATGGCTATGCATCGAGCTAATCTTCGCCCATGCCGATTTTCTTCGGTATATAATACAGGCCGGCACAAACTAGTATAAAAGCCGCCATGATAATGTTTGGCGAAAACATCCAAATATTTAGACTTATGGAATTTGCAGCGTCCGAATCGTATCGGGCTATCCCATTGTGTAATCCAATTACGTATCCAATCAGACCAATCAGGTAAGCTTCCCCAACAAAGAACAGCGCGCTATTCATCAGAAGTAATAGTTTTCGATATGGCTCTTGGTGATTAAAAGCCAAACGCACCAGACCACAGAGTACGGCAAGTAAGGCACCTGACAGAAAAACCGTTGCGAACTGAGTCACAAGCGCACCCCTCATCGCGGCTTCTTCAGCGCCAGCGCCGCGTCCCTCTCCAGTATCTGGCCCATGACATCGGCCACCGCTTTGAGCAAGCGCCGGATTTCCTCGGGGCTCAATGTCTCGATATGATCTGCAGCGTCCAGAACGTTGACGAGCAGATCGACACCTCTCTGATGCAACTGCATCGTCTCGCCTCCTCCTGACGAGCCCCGCCTCCCATGTTGGCGATGAAATCACGCAGCGGGATCATGCACAAGCCGGAACCTCTGGCCGCCGGTCGAGTTGAGTCCGGCCATGCCGAACCTCTATTTCGCAAGCCCGGTGCGTGTGATCCTGGGCACGCACGACTACAAGGCTGATGTCGTTTCGTCGGTCAGTAAGGCGGCCGAGTTGCTGCTCAACGACTGGCCGGGCGGCGGCGGTCCAGCGCTACTCGCCGCCAAGGAGGCGTGCCTCGCCGCGATGGAGGGCGGCGGCACGGTTGCGGCGGCGCGAGAGGCATTTGTGGCAGCCGCGAAAGAGGTCGATGTGTTGGCCGAGCGACAACATCGCTGATGTTGCGGGCTACGCGATATCCTCATCCGACAGCGAATCTATGACGCGCGGCAGGGCCGACAGGGCCTTGTCATGTAGGACTTTGAGTTGCCCGCAATATCGACCTGCGGAGGCAACATCCCTGTGCTGGAGAGCCTTTTCGAGTTCGTAAATGACCGACAGATGATCTGCGTACCAACTCGCAGCCCAGTCCATCGCGGTCTCCCGGCGCTTGTCCAGCGTCTTCGCGCGCCGCATTCGTTCGCCGATAGATTTATGTGGTCGCATGCTTCCCGCCCTCGTTGCGTCGGATAGACTGGTTGCGACCCACGCCCCGAGGGACGACTAGAACGGCCAAGGTTTAAGACCTTTTGCGACAGCCGCGCAAGCCATCGCCTGCGGCTACACGGCCCCGGCCTTTTCTACCATACGACACGACTTGAGCAGGGCGTCTGTGCTCGGCCAGCGTTGGTAATCGCGCTGCTGGGCGGCTTGCCATTGCGCCTGAGTGATGGGGGCGCTTGCCTGCGCGCAGCAATCCGCCCATTCCTGCCACCATTTACGTGTCAACGATATTGCACGCAGGGCGACCGTTTGCCCGGTCGATGTGTCGGCGACGCCAAGAGTGAGCAGGCGCCGGGTTTTCGGCGCCCATTCAGCGGCCTTCGCAGCCGCTGCATGGTGCTCCGGCGACATGGCGCTGCCGGCGAGGCCCGGAGCGAACGGCGTGTCGAACGATATGCCGTCGCCGTAGAGCACCAGCCAGACCAGTGGTGGTGAGGGCATAAGCCCGACGCGTAGCGGCCCCGATCGCAGGGCGTCAATCTCCTGCCTTGTCGGGTTGCCAATCGTAACCGATAGCAGCAGGTCCAGCCCATCAGCCGCGATGGATGCCACGATGCCGAGGCCCTCATGGTGCATCGGGTATGGCCATGGCGCACCTACGCTGAGTGCCGGATTTTCAGGCATCATGGTGTTCTCCCGGTGTCTCCGGCCATGGGCCTATACCCTTCGCAAGGGCGGCGCAGGCCAGCGCGATATATTTCGGGATCGGCTGGCCCTCCTCGTAGCGTCGCGGCTGGTTGCGTCCAACGCCAAGGGCATCGGCCGCCTGGACGCGGTTGAGGCCCATCTGTTGCCGCCATGAGGAAAATTCCTGCGCGGTCATGCCGGTTCGAAGCCGTCAACGCGCCTATACGTATTTTTTTTGTCGTACCGGGTGACGTACCAGTCCCCTTTAGCGCCAAGCGCCGCGACGATCTTGGCGCGCTCCTGCGGCCCGACATCCAAGCTGGGGCCGATCTCGTATGGGGAGTGTCTGAGCAGGTATCCGCGCGTCTCGACCTGGGGCACGGCATGAGGTGGCTCGAGGACGACAAACTCCCGCGAGTCGTACTCGATCCTACCGAGGTTTTCGAGCTGCATCATCCGATCCAGTTCGAGGGCGGCAAGATAGTCTGCATGCGCATCGTCGGCGTTGACATATTTGATCATCGCCGCCCGCTGAGAGGCGGTCAGGTCGGTCGCTGGATCGTCGCAGGGGATCTTGGCAGTCAAAATGATGTGCTTTCCCATATTAGCGTTCCCCGCAGGTTTAGAAATTGACACGAGCCCGATCCTCCCAGTTTACGGCAACGCCGGGAATCTTGGCGGCGCTGTCCTCTGTCCAGTTGCAATAGCCACCACGCTCAACGTCGTCCTCATAATGCGCGAAATAGGCATTGACTTCAGCGATCTTGTCCAGAGGGACACGGAAATAGAGGACCTGGTTAGAGTACCCATTGGGGCACACCTTGAAGTAGCGGACCTTGCTGCGATTCGGATGGCTGGTCATTTTTCTCTCCTCTCAAAGCACAGAGCCGCCGCGTGAATTGCGCAGGCCGATGTGGTTGGTGAAGGCGCGGGCATTACGAATGAATTCGGAAGGATAGTTGCCCTTGATGCCATCAACCTGCCAGCCGCTCTTGGCGTCGTAGTAGACCTTGAGGTTGCGGCAGCCTGCGAAGGCGCGATCAGCGCCGATGAAGTTGACGTACACGCGGCGGTCGTTCCAGATGGAGGCGCTGTATACGCCTTCGAACTTCTCTGCTTCAGCCTTGATTTCGGAGAGGTTGATCATCTTCGGCACTCAGCCCCTGAGGTCCCCGAGGCGCGGGCATCAACTCGTTGTTGATGTTTCTATATTGCACCAATCGGTGCATGCGTCAATAGAAAAATGCACCAATGAGTGCATTTTTTTGCGTTACCGCTAGTTGACCATCCTGCATATGGCCATGACCGTGCGAAGCGCCGCCCGGCAGTTGTCCTGATAAGCGGCAAGGGCGATCTGGTCGCGGCCGTACAGCTCCATGTTGAGCGTCATGTAGTGCAGGTGGGCGTGGAATTCGTCGATCGCGACCGAGAGGGCGGCCGAGGCCGGAGCCTCCCTGGTCGCCCGGATCAGCAGCCGCCGGGCGGCCGTGTGCGTCATCTCGTAGGGCTCGGGCACGTCGGCAATCAGACGCTCAAGCCTATCGAGCGCATCTGCGGCGGTCTCGGTCACAGGTAGCGCTCGCCGTCGGCGCGGTGGCCGAAGCAAAACCAGTGAGGCGCCTGCCTGGGTCTGGCGAAGCCAAATCCGCCCCACTTGCCACAGCCCTCGTGCTCGCAGCGGTGCGCCTGCACGCCGCCCGGCGCAACCGGTGCAAAGCCCTCCGGCAGCTTGATCGGATCGTCGCTCATAGCGGGTTGCCCTGCTTGGTCATAGCCTTTCCCCTCTTAACTCTCTTGTTCGACCCAAGACTTGCGCTTCTGTGCGAAGCGTTCTGTCGGGTTTTGCTTGACCAGCACGGCAAATGCCGCGTTCGCGGTAAGCGTACTTTGCGCCCACGCGACGACTTCGGAAATCTCGCCCTGCCGATCCAGCCTATAGATGGCCGAGCCCCTGTCGAATACGTCGATGAGGAAGCGCGCAGAAGGGGAGTGCGGCACCGGTTGCGATGGCGTCGGCGCATATGCTTCCAGTGCCTGAGCTATCAGAATCGACGTTTCCGGCGATAGCAACGTATTGCGGCCTGCGACTGCTCTTTTCCTGAGAGTTCCAGCGAATGACCTGATCTCGTCAGGCGTCTCGTATGTGCGCGGGCTGTGGAGCAT